CAACACTGGTGACCTAGCTGGTGCCACCCAAGTACGTAGTCTCCTCGACGTAGGAGGCACCCTCTACGCTGGGACCTTCCCCAACGGAGACGTGTTTAATATCACCCCGGCTAAGTTGGTCAACCCCAACCACTCTGATGCAGAGTACAAGGTCCTTGACCATTGCGACGTGATAGGAGATCCGGCCAACTACGACGCCAAATGGTTGGCTCAAGGCCATGCCGGAAGTGCCTTGTTGTGGGACGAAGAGGGGAACAGCGTGTTGCCTGCGGATGTGACGACAGGAGCTGTGTATGCCAACTGTAAGGCTTGGAAACTTAGCCGTAAGTACGGGACTCTGTGGAAGATCCTTGTCAACGGTGTGATCTTCCCTTGGAACGGAGATGCAGCCAACAACGTTGGAACATATCAATCTAACAGTGTCGAGAATCTTCTTTGGGTTAACTGGACCGGCCTCGATGACAGTGCGGTAATTGAGGTGTTTTACGAGACGGAGGCTAAGTTTACGGAGAGTGCGAACAAAGCTGTAAGTCTGGCTATGTTCGATAAGGTCCAGGTAAGACACCACAATTCAAGTAATGCCCTTCCTCTTAACATACTAGACAAGGTGTCAACCTCTACAATCACCTCTGATTATGCTGACTCGAAGACAGTATCTGGGCATACTATCAGCACAAACAAGATGTTGAATGACGATTCAAGTAATGTACCTTCACATGATCCCTTGGTACTAGGGGAAGGGGATGGCAATACCCTGAAGACTTTACCTTATCTCACCAGAGAGAACGGCAAGGCTTTCGTTCAGATGGTGTACAAAGAGATGAAGTTTGATGTTGATTGGGGAGATGACTCAACGTTCCAGATTATCAGCCAAGAAGACGTTCTAACCGACGACAACGGCAACCAAGTCCTGTACGGCCAACACCGGTTTGAACTTCCTTACTTCATGCCTGAGAGCGAGTAACCACATACACTGACCCACGCTAGGTGTGGCGTGTAGTCACACCTGGCCGCTATAGGAGTAACAAAATGAAGTACACCTTTTCGATTGATGAGAACCGGGGTCAGACTGTGCGCGGTCCAGGCCAAGAACTGAAGTCCTTTACAGACGTGGACCGAGTAGTTGCGTCTGGTAAGTCCGAAGCAGTGATAAACTCTTTCGTTCAGATGGCTAGTATTCAGGAGTCTGAGCAGGCTCTGATTGAAGCCGAGGCCCAGTGGTGGCCTGTTCAAGAGGAGCTTCAGGCGGCTGAAGCTCGGTTGGCTATCACTGACGTTAACGACCCACAGTATCTCCCAGTAGGTGACGAACGGACGGCCCTGACAGAACGGAAGGATCAACTGACTGCCGATAGAACCAAACTGGAAACCGGTGCCTACACTGAGCAAACGCTTGAAGACCTAGTTGCCAGACAACTGTCTGCCGGACAGTTTTGGCCCTGGCTGAAGTCTCATCGTGGGGTGCAAGGAGCAGACGTTCGTCCTGTTCCTGATATGACCAGTTCTTTGGCTAAAGCCCGCGCCGCCAAAATTTCCTTGTATGACCAACTCGCCCCACAGTCTATCCAACAAGCTTTCTCCAGCAATGCCCTTGGGAGTGCCCATACCTACAACAATGAGCCTGAAAACCAACGCAATTTGGCTGCCGCCGTTGCCAGTGGTTTGGACCCAGTGTCTTACACTTGTACTGATGAGAGTCAAGTCAAAGATCAACGTCCCCATACGGCTGCCCAGTTGTTGCAGGTTTTACAAGATATGGAAGCTCACAAGGCGGTGGTTACTGCAAACTACCATGCCAAAGTTTCCGCTCTCGAGGCTGCAGCTGACGTCGCCTCTATCACAGCCGTTTCTTGGGCTTGAGGTTAATGGCTCGTGGCAGCAGGGAAACTTGATTTTCTGATCGAACAGGGCGCGACATTTTACCACCGTTTACGCTGGCTTGGGGAGGATGACCTCCCCATCCAGCTGGACGGATACATGGGTAGAATGCAGATTCGTGAAGCCATTGACGCTGAAGAAGTACTCCACGAATTAACATCTTGTAACGGTCAGATCAGCATTAATGGCCCTACTGGGGAAATTGTGCTTGCGATCCCTGCCTCAGACACCGAAGCCTTTGCTTGGGTATCCGGTGTTTACGATCTTGAGATTGTGTCTGCTGATGGATATGTCACACGTTTAATCGCAGGGGACGTATCAGTGTCTCCAGAGGTGACGCGATGACTATCATGTGTACGGGGTTTAATCATGTCAATCATCGTATCGGAGAGGGACTGCCAAACGGTAGTTGAATCCACAGGAGCCTCCGATACGAAGGTCGTAACCCACGATCCAGTTACACATGTTGTCCAAACAGGAGAACGGGGACCAAGGGGTTTACAAGGACCAAGGGGTTTACAAGGACCTCCCGGTATCGGGGCCTTGGCTTCCACATCGACTGAGGTGGCGGTCGGGGAACAAAAAAACGTGTTTATGATTCCTTCGGCTGAGATTGGGTTTTCGCACAAATGGATAGTTGACATTGAGGGGGAGGACGGCAGCAGTTTCGCCTTGGAAATACTTGCCAAACCACAGGCGGCAGAAGTTGTTTTCTGTTGGGAGTATATAGGTGATGACCTCCAGTTTAATGTTGACGTTGCATATGATGCGTCAGGTCTGGTGATGCGTTATGAGAACCTACACTCAGCGGATGTACTGGCTGAAGTGGTTATGCTGAAGGGGTAAAAACATGGCAGAAATATCGGTCGATAAACTGGGCCTTGCGGCTTACATGAAGATGAAAGGTTGTCAGGTCGTGAGGGTCCAACCGCGGGCCATTATTTTCGACATTGATGACCAAAAGGACATGCAGGCCTGGACATTAGAGTACAGCCAAAGCTGCTGCCGGTTACATGACTTCAACTTATGTGACCTGCGTAACATGCAGAGGCAGGCCTCTCAATCCGAAGGCTAAGTCTCCCTACTAACGAAAACCGCCTGTGGCTGAGTATGGAGTGGGTCGCGGTTACAAGTGTCAGGTCATGTGGGAATTCTCCCATCTGCTTGATCTTGGTTCCTGAGTATGAGATTGTGGATGTGTATGTGCGTGTGGCTGATATACCAAGTAAATCAGATACTCACTTCCAAATAGGAGAGTTTTCTCATGTCTGTTGAATACAAAAAGATGCATGGCTTGGAGATGGCGGATGCTTCGCACATCAAGAATGCCGTGGTCGAAAGTTTTGCGTCAAACCCTACCCCAACCGTAGCCGGTCGGTGGTGGTTCAATACAACCCTCAAGGAGTTTATGTTCAGTGGCCTTGACGGCGGCGGAGGTGTTATCACTGAGCAGGTACATTCCAAGGCCGACTTTGACACTTGGGTTGCCCTGCTTGCTGCCACCGCAACTGGTGGCCCCCTGGTGGGTTACAGTGGACAGGTTGGTTCCAACGGTCAGTTCAGTACGTCTGCCGCCCAACTGGATTCCACCTTGGACACCATCACCTTGGCAATCGACGCCGACCGTCAAGAAGAGGTTGATTGGCGCGCGATCTTGGCGGCCACCACGGCCACCAATGGTACCAACAAAGTCGGTTATCAGGGTCATGCCGGTTCCAACGGTAACCTGACCGTTTCGACCGTCAGTCTGAAGTCCAGTTTGGACCAAATCATCGACGCCATCGATCAAACCCAACAGGATATTATCGACAATGCTTCCAGCGGTGGTCAAGGTCTGTCCGACCTGCAAGCTGAGTTGGATGTGACCCAGAATGCTTTGGGTACGATGATCAACGTTGACGGTACCTTCAATACCACGGCCCTCGATGGCGGCAACTACATGGATGCCTCCACCGACGTGGCTTCTGCCGCGTTGGCACTCGACACCCAGATCAAAGTTAACGCTGACGGTCTGGCCCAGGAAATCATCGACCGTGGTGCTGCCGACGATAACATCCAAGCAGAACTGGATGCCACCCAGGCTTCCATGGGTGCCATGATGGACGCCAATGGGGATTATGTTGCCCATGTTGGTTCCAATTATCTCGGTTCCAACTCTGACGTTGCCGAAGACCTGACGGATTTGGACAGCCAGCTCAAGACCGTTACCGACGGCCTGGCTCAAGAGTTGATTGACCGGGCTGCCCAAGACGCTCTGTTGCTGCCTCTCGCCGGTGGTACCATGTCCGGTGGTATTGCAATGGGTTCTCAGACCATCAGTAACATGGCAAACCCCAGTGATGCCCAAGACGCCGCCACCAAGATTTACGTGGACAACTTGGTGACTGGTATTACCGCCAAGTACAGCGTGCGTTATGCGGTATCCAGTAACGTTGCTGATCTGGGTGCTTTCACCGTGGAGCAAGACGGTGTGACTGGTGTGGCTGATGATCGTGTTCTGCTGTTCGGTCAGACGGACCCGATCGAGAATGGCCTTTACATCGTCGGTACCGTTACCACAGGTTCTGCTGCGTTGACGCGTGCGGATGATTTTGACGGTACCCCCGATAATGAAGTACCACCCGGCGCCCATGTCTTTGTTTCCGAAGGTACGCTCAACGGAAACAACGGTTACAGTGTGACCTCCAGTGGTTCCTTGGCTCAACAAAACCATGACGTTGGAACCGATGACATTACCTTCACCCAGTCTTCGGGTGCCGGTCAGATCATCGCGGGTAACGGCCTCAGCAAGAACGGTAACGAACTGTACATCAACTTTGGTGCCGGTATTGAAATGCGGCCCAATGATGAAGTCGGTGTTGATGTTCGTGCCACTGGTGGTGTTTTCTGTACAGTTGACGGCACAGCTCAATCCGACGATGCCGGCGCTGAACTGGCGATCAAGATTGACACCACAGACGCTACCCACGGCGCCACCCTCTCCACCTCCGCCAGCGGTGCCCGGGTTGCTCAGGCTGTTATCGACCTGATCAACACCAACGAAAGCGGACTCGCTCAAGAGATTACGGATCGAGGTAACGCTGACACAGCCATCCAAGCCGAACTGGATGATACTCAAGCGGCCATGGGTGCCATGATGGACGCCAATGGAGATTATGTCGCTCACATTGGTTCCAATTATCTTGGTGGTAACAGTAACGTGGCTGAGGACCTCACGGACCTCGATACCCAGGTCAAGACCAACACGGATGGCTTGGCTCAGGAAGTCACCGACCGTGGCGACGCTGACACGGCCCTTCAGGCTGAGTTGGACGCCACCCAAGCTGCTATGGGCGCCATGATGAATGCCAGTGGCAACTACGTGGCACACACCGGCAAGAACTACATCAACGGTAACGCTGATGTAGCGTCTGACCTCATCGACTTGGATGCTGCGATCGGCGCCAACGTTTCCGATGGTAACTACATCCTGGCCGCCAACACTGTACAGGCCAATATCGCGGTTCTGGACGCGGAATTGGGTTCGGATGCGGATGGAAACTACACCGCAGCCTCCAACACCCGGGCGGCCAATCTGGCGGCTTTGGATACTGCAATCGGTGCCAATCTTGCCAACGGCAACTATGTTTTGGCTTCGAACAAAGTCCAGGCCAACATCACGGCTCTTGATACCGCAATCGGTGCCAACGTCGGTGACGGCGACTACATCCTGGCCGCCAACAAAGTCCAGCAGAACATCACCGCGTTGGATGTGGCTCTTGCAGCTCTGGCCAGTCAACAGGCTGGTGACAACAGTGCTTTGCAGACGGAAGTTGACAACATCGAGACCGCTGGCGGTGCGATGATCAACACTGACGGTACCTTCAACAACACAGCGTTGAATGGTTCCAACTGGATGGGTTCTGCCACGACTGTTCAAGGGGCTTTGGAAGCTCTGGACACTGAGGTCGGTGCCAATCTTTCTGACGGTTCTTACGTCTTGGCCGCCAACACTGTCAATGCAAACTTGACAGCACTGGATACCGGTCTCGACACCGAGGTTACCAACCGTACCAATGCTGACACGGCTATTCGCGCGGACGTGAACGCTCAGAAGTACACCTATGAGGCGACTTCGGCGGCGACTTCCTACAGCTTGGCCCACAACTTGAACACCAGTTTCCCACAGATCACCGTGTTGGTGCAGGACGAAGACCTCCTGTATTACAACCACGGTGTGCTGGTTCGTATTGATAACGCCGACAACATCACCATCACATTGACCGAATCACGTAAGGTCAAGGTAATGGTCCAGAAGATGGAAAACATCCCGTCGTAAGCTGATTGTTTCACAACGGGGGCCATCGTAAGGTGGCCCCCACCCAAATAGGATCGCTGAATGTTACAAACGCTTGAAAACGTCAACCTAGACCACGTAACCTCCATTGAGGACACGATAGGCCTAGTTATATCCTGTTTCGACGAGATGGAGCGGGAAGCAGCAAAGGGCCTTTTTATGTCCAGGCGCAGACGTTTGCAAGAAGCCATCCAAGAAGTAGACAAGGTGTATGCTCGGATGGATGCCCTTGTTATAGGGATTTGAGTATGGAGACGCCTGAAAAACAGGTTGGTGTGTGGCTGGGAATGTGTAGACGTAACCTTAGGAACTTTCAGGTAGAACATCCTGAAATGTCACCTGGGGACAAGCTCCAGTTTATCCAAGAACAACGTCGCCTGCTTAAATCCCTTGAGGATGTCTTGAACAGGAAAGCGTTCGTAACAGGAGTAGATCCTAGTAAATTTGACCATTCAGCCCAACGATAGGGAGCGCATGACATGAGAATCACAGCACCGTCAGCACCCCCGGTTTATAATGGAGGTGCCGCATGAGTACCACGCAACGTATGCTTGCCCACCAAGCGATTCCGAAATCAACCCGGATCACTTGGGAAAGCGATACCGTCTTTCCAACTAGCCCAGGCATTGGGCAGATGGCGTTCGTCAATCAGATCCTTTATCTTTACACGTCCATTGGTGGCGTGGAGATGTGGTTTCCCCTGACCAATGCCAAAGACAGCTATGTTCATACACAGGCTGTTTCTGCCACAACCTGGACCATCACACATAACCTGGACAGCACCGACTTCGGTTACCACGTTTATGACTCCAATGGGAATGTCATGGACGTGCCGATCGACAACGCCAGCATTACCTCTAACAGCTTCGCCATTGAGCTGACGGAGTCTATGGCTGGTAAAGTGGTGGTGTTCGTCAACACGGAACTGCTGGCGCCAAGCATGAAAGCCAGCGTTGCTTACTTCGACACGTTACAGTCGAATACCGGCGACACAATCAACTTTTCTGCTCATCTGGTACCAACCGATGACATTACCTGGGATATCGGTACATCCGGTAACCGGGTGCGTGACATCTACGTTGGTCCTGGTTCGGTCCACATCGGTGACGAGGTAATACTGAACGCCACTGGTTTGATCGTGAGTCCTCCCGCCGCACCAACGGACTTGAGCGAAACGCCGTTATCCCAGGCCTCTCAGTATACCGCCATTCCCTTTACCTATGATCCAGGCGGAGGTGACGTTACCATTAATCCGACCTATCAGTTGAAGACTGTCGGTGGGGTGGTGTACGAAATGGTGTTGGACCTTGCGACCAACAAGATTCGCTTTGACGCGGACGGTGTTGCAGCTGACGCCACTGTGGTTGTCAAAGGGATGGAAATTGGGTCAGGTGGTTTGACTCTTACCTCTGGTAACGTCGGCGCTGTTGATGGTAACTTCAGCGGTAATGTCGTTGTAACCGGAAACTTCACTGTCAACGGTACCACCACAACTGTCAACACCACTGAGTTGGATATCAGTGATAACATCTACCGTCTCAACGCTGACCATGTGGGCATTCCTTCACAGAATGCTGGTTTTGAAGTCGAACGTGGTGATGAACTTGATGCAGCCATGCTTTGGGTTGAGGCGGCAGGTAACTTCCAATGCGGTATCAGTGGAAGTTTGCAGCCCATCGTGTTGGACAACGACAGCCGGTTGATTGATAGCCGGGTCTGCAATAACACCTTCGACAACATCGGCACTGCAAGGACCAACCTCGAGGTTTATTCAACGGCTGAGCTTGATACCTCTCTTGGCCTAAAGGCCGACCAGACCTCTCTGGATACCCATACAGGGGATTCTGACATTCACTTCCCTGTGAACGATAGCTTGTCTACGAACGCTGTGATCTGGACAGCGGCCAAAATCGTGGATATGCTGAGTGGTTATTCCAGTGGCGCGCACACCCATGCCGTTGAAGACAACACCAACGTGACGATCACCAACGTTGGAAACCTGGAAGTGATGGCCTACAATCTGTCGGGTGGCCAGTGGAACAACATGACTCCGGCAGAAGCCGGGCTTGCCACTGCCTCTGACTTGTCATCTCATGAAGGGGACGCTGCCAATCCACACAGCGTTACCAAGGCTCAGGTAGGTCTTGGAAGCGTGGCAGATGCTCTTCAACTGGTGGCTGCCAATAATCTGAGTGACGTGACCAACATCACGAATGCTCGGAGTAACATCGGGGCCGCCTCAACTTCCGACCTTACCACGCATACCACCAACGCGGCGCTCCACTTCGTCATCGATGATGGGAATTCGGCGGCCAATGAAGCTTGGTCAAGCAGCAAGCTGACCACGGAATTCGGGCTCAAGTTGGATGCCTCTGAAAAGGGCGCAGACAACGGGGTGTGTGAACTGGTTGGGGGACTCGTCCCCAATAGCCGACTCGATGCTAGTGTCTTGGGTCAGGTCGAATACCAAAGCGGGTGGAACGCCAACACCAACACGCCGACGATCCCTGCCGCTGCCTCAGGTAACAAAGGTCATTACTATGTTGTAACCACAGGAGGTTCCACTGACGTTGATGGTGTGACTGACTGGGTTGCCGGTGACATGCTGATCTCCAACGGCACTACCTGGGACAAGATGGATAACACGGCCAACGTGACTTCGGTTGCGGGTAAGACCGGTCCTGTTACTTTGGTTGCTTCTGACGTTGGTCTCGGTAACGTTGTCAACGCCCTGCAGTTGCAAGCTGCCAATAACCTGAGTGACCTGGTGAACGATGCCACCGCTCGGACCAACTTGTCGGTCTATAGTCAGGCAGAAGTGGATTCTCACACGGGTAACTCCGCCGTCCACTTTATCCTCAATGACACCGGAACTGCCAACAACGAAGGTTGGTCGGCCCAGAAGATCAACAGTGAAGTCGGTGCCAAAGCCGATGCCGCGGACCTGACTTCACATACTTCTGACTCTGGCAACCCTCACGGGGTAACCAAAGCTCAAGTGAGTTTGGGGTCGGTCACGGACGATGCCCAGCTGGCGATTGCCAATAACCTGAGTGACCTGAACGATGCTCCTACCGCCCGTACCAATATGGGTCTGGACACCGTTGGGTTGACGGAAAGTAACGACACCACAATGTCCAGTGGTGGTCAGATCACAGCCAACAAAGCCATTATGCAGGTACATTCTGCAGGTGGTGAGGTTACGTTGAGCGGTACTGCCCAGATCGTGGCTGGTGTTGGAGGTCAGGAGGTGAAAGTCCTCGGAACCAATGACACCAACTATGTGAAGCTTACCAACGGGGCTGGCTTGATCTTACAAGGTAACATCCTCCTGAAGTATGGTGTGATGATCACCTTGATGTATGTTGCCAATCTCAGTGCCTGGGTGGAGGTCAGTCGGAACCAACCGATTGTTGCAGGATAACCCACCTTTCCACATGTCGTATGTTCGACCACACAAGGGGCGAGTTACCCCGCCCCTTGTTTTTTCACTAATTTTATTTAAGTGGTGGATAACACAATGACTATGAGGTGGAACATTCATGGATTTTTCAGTAATCGAACAGTTTCAGGGCCTTGGGTGGGTTCTGGTACTGGCCATTCTTGGAGGAGTTAATAGCTTCCTTAGAAGGTACTTGGATAAGGGGTATTCGAGTTCCTTATCCAAGGTCGGCTTCTTCTTTGCGTTCTTACATAGCATTCTGTCTTCTGCCTTGGCCGGTATGGTTGGTTTCTGGGGTTGTAAAGAATTTGAACTATCCCCACATTGGACTGCCATTGTTGTAGCTATGTCGGGACACATGGGTGCTCGTTGGTTATCTCTGGCAGAACGCCTGCTTACATCAAAGGTTACAAGTGCTGTTGGCGTAGACCCCAAGGAATGTCCTGTCCCTGAAGAAGGAAAGCCTAAATGAGAAAGCAAACCGCTTTATGGACCCTTCCACCTGGCTGGCCCGGGGGTGAGAACGCAGGACAAGTTATTCCAAGGGGTGGGGATCCAGACCCAAACGCTGAACCAGGAGTCGTTCTTCCGATTCAGCATTACACTGCTCTATTGAGTTCTGACGGAACCGACAGCGGTAGCCAGAACATGGCTGTCAATGGTTCCTCTATACCTTCTTTATTTTATCTCGAAGCCAACTCTGACTTCACGATCTCCATCATGCACATAGGCATCGTTATTGTGGACGATGACGTTCGACACAACCGGTTTGGGTCTATCCCTGCCGGTTCAATCGTGAATGGGTGGGATTTCTTTGTCCAAAAAGGTGGTCAAGAGGGGCCTATTGTAAGTGGGGCCAAAACCAGTGGGGAAATCATTGTACAAACAGGTGCTAATGATCCCTATGGTGACGGAGGTACTGCCTTTGAGTTGATAGGTTACCAGAACCAAAAGAACGCGCATACCATCCCTATAGGGTAGGGTCCATAATGCCTGGGGTATCCGATTGGTTAAGGGGAGTAGTGATCGTATCGTATCACGTGTTAGTGATGATCTTTCCAACCTTGAAAGCTTTTTTATAACAGTCCATGGTTTCAAAATTTTCGGTTCGAGTACCCTAGGTACAGGGTTTGGTGGAGGCTAGACCTCCGAGTTATGTGAGGAGTGCACGAGATGAATAGTGGTATGGTTGTGACCAACGAGTGGGGACACCGTAAAAGCTTATTTCAAGAGCGCACGTTTGCAACGTGTTGTGACCTGATGGTGTCAGGTATTTTTGGGTTGCTTATTTACCTGGGAGGCACGGCCTTGAAATTGCCGGTGAACACCATAGTGTTCTTGGTGGCAATCGGATCACACTTGGGCACTCGATCATTATTTCTTTACTTTCAGGGGAAGGGCACCAGTCCATGGTGGCTTTCCTGGCTGGGTTAGAGGATTACTATGGCTCTTCCTGCTCTCTTGGGATTCATCCCCAGTATTATCAAGTCAGGTGTAGATGGTTTCTTCCGGTTTAAAGAGGGGGAACAAAAGAAGGAGGTCACCCGACAAGAGTTTGAGCTGGCCAAAGAACAGCTGGCAGCAGACATTGAGTTTCGGTTTCTGGAGGAGATGCGGAAACCAGACAGTGACTTCCGCAAGTTTGTCCTGGACTATGAAGGAAAAGCAGAGGACATGCATCCTGTGGTCCAGTTTATCCGCGCCTCTGTACGTCCTGCCGTTACCTACTGGGCCCTTGTTATCATCACCTGTGTCATGTTTGGTTGGGTTGACGGACCCACATTAAAAGCCAACATGGAAGCCATCCCACCCAAGCTATGGTCGATCTTTGAGATCGTGTTTGGTTTCTGGTTTGGTGGTCGTGCGTTGATGCAAGGCATCCAGACGTACAAGGATGGTCAAGCCAAAGTCGCACGAGAAGAAATGCGTACCCGTGTGGAAGAAGCCCAAGCCAAGGTCCAGATTGCTCAAGCTCAGCGCCAGCAAAAAGAGGCTGAGGGAGAGGATGACGACAAGAGCTGGTTCAACTGGTAGGAGCCGACAATGGACCTTGGTATAAAGCTAGGACCCAATTTTACCCTTCTTGAGTTACTGGATTCCCAGATAGCCCAGCGACACCCGGATATTTGGAAGGAGCAGATGAACCCTCCTGAATGCGTGGTCGGGTGTCTACAAAATCTGGTAACCCACTGCATTCAGGTTGCGCGTACAGAGATCGGGTTTCCGATCATGGTGAGCAGTGGGTGGCGGTGCCCTTCCTTAAACGAGAAAGTAGGCTCCGAACCGACATCCCAACACCTGAAAGGGCAAGCCGCCGACCTGGTCCTTCCAAGGTCCTTCCTTGCTTCCAAAGAGCCAGGAGTGTTAAGGCTGCGTCAACATATCGAAAGGCGCGTACAGGACCTTACAGGGGCAGGAATACGGCAAGATGTAGGTTCCAACTTCTACCTGTGGGCTTACCTGGTCTTGAACCGGGAACGTTTGCGGATTGATCAGGTGATCCATGAGTTTGGGTCGGGTCCTGGTCAACCTGGATGGATTCACGTGTCATCTGTGCCAGGGTCTGTAGGTCGGCAAAAATTAACAGCCCTTGGTGGTTGGGTTAAGAACAGCCCGCGTTCCGTCGAGGAAGCCCTGAGTTACGGCACATGAAAGAGCTTCGTGTGCTTGGTAGTATAGGCACTATTAAGGGTGTGCTCGATGTAATACGAAAAGCCTATAAAAGGGACCGCTTGGGTAAAGAAGGAGGGACCTGCCATTCACGCACAGGGATAAGTTTACACCACCCGGAAGTGCAAGCCGCTGACGAAGTAGTGTTATTAGGTGGAACTAAGCGTGGAAATTTTATTTCCCATTCTATCATTACACGTAGTAAAACCGGTATTATTTTTGACTGTTATGGAGGTCCTTGCCTCGATGTTTGTAATCCACGAGTGGAAGGAAAGAGGATATCCTTTGACGGAACTAACTATATTTATTGGTTCCAACCCCGACGAGGGGATAAAAACAAAACCCCTTGGGGTGATCCTGTTAAACAGAAGGCTGTCGTAGTCAGGAGATTTCCTGTCTCTATGTTTACGAAATAAGGACTTAAGATGCCCAATCTTGTCATACCATACACGCTGCCTGACAACTACACCTACGACCCAAACAAGATTGAGGTGGTGGATGGGCACAGCCAACTAAAGACTGCCGGTGTGTGGTCTGGTCTTGTCGCCTATTACAGGATGGAGGAGATGTCCTGGAACGGTTCCTCTGGGGAGGTCAAAGACAGCTCGCCCAATCATTATGATGGGGTCGCCTATGGTGGTCTCTCGACAAACTCTGCAGGGTTGATAGGACGGTGTGGACTTTTTGACGGGTCCAACGACCGCATCAAGGTACAGTCTACCTCGATCTCCAGCATCATCTCTGGGTCAAGGCCCTGTTTCTCGTCAACCAGCCGCTCCAAGTATGTTCTCATGCCTCTCATGGCGCCCTCCTGCTAATCGTTAACCTACCCTACGATTCTCAGTGTATAGAAGGGCCCTGTCGGCGTCAACACGAAATCCACCAAGGAAGGTGGATTTTTCATATCTTGTTGGTATCGTTACCTTATTGCGATCTTACGTCGTAGCTTTTGCCTCCACTCCCGTGGCATGTTGGCCGGATCCACCGACCGTCCCAACTCATCCGAAGCTTGCTTGAGCTTCAACACAGACACCCGTGCCAGTCCCTTGAGAGACCGCCAAACGTCATTGGAGGCCGCTACCCCGGCTTGGTCTCCGTCAAAGGCCAGGACTATCTTGGGGGCCTCCAGACTGAGTAACAAATCCCTCTTTTCTCGGCCCCAGTTCTTGGCGCCCAGGACCGCCAACGCCGGTATGCCCTTGTCAATGAGGGCCAACGCATCTCTGGGCCCCTCAACCAACGCTATGCCCTTATTATCCTGTATCAGTGTCCGCACATGGTCGAAAGGGAATAGACCTTTATTCTTCACCCATGGTCCTTCACTGGTCACATAAGACAAGGCACCTCTCTTCTTCCTCATGCGGGCACGGACGGCTCCCTCCAGGTGGCCGTTCACCCATACCGGTAACAGCAGGGACGTGGTTTCCTCTTTGGAATCAAAGATAACTTTGGCGTCTACCGCTTGCATGGTAGCCCGCGTCACACGTCTCCACTCTGGGTCCTTGAAAGTGAATAAGAGGCCGTCCCCATAATATTGGGCAAAGTCATCCAAAGTGGTACCTGTATGAAATAATTTTCGTTTGATACTACGCAGGTCCACCTTGCCTACACGTGTGCCTTGGAATTGGTGGCTGGCTATCTTCTCGAGGTCCAACGTTTTTGCCAGTTGATTCCAATGCCCTTTAACACCGCAGCCAAAACAATGGAAGTAGCCTATTGGAACCACAGAGTCGTGACCAATATGTATGCTACAGCTAGGTACCGTTTCATGGTGGTAGGGGCAGCAGATCTTCACATGGCTACCTGAGTACTGCTTGGATATGTGAAGGCGTTGGACTTCGCGTTGGACAATTCTGAGGGCTTCTGACTCTGCAAGCATGGCATGCTCCTACAATAAACTTGTAAATATAACTCACAATCAATTTACAGAGGGTTCTCATGGTACACCAAATATTGGAAATCTTGGCCCAAGGCCAGTATAAGAAGACAAAGTATGGCCTTAAGTACGAGGCCATGACCAACGACCAGCAACCAGAACCGGAGCGCCTACCCGAACTACGACCATCCTCGTTTCCAATGTGTTCTATCCTGACGTTGGAGCAATGGGTTCGTCATAAGCAAGGCCTCCCACGACAACAGGAATGGACAGGTGATTACTATTGTGACGTTGGAACCACTCTTCATGCGGTCTGTGAACGATGGATGGGACGCAGGGGCCGACTGTTCGGGAACTGGAGATGCGTGCAGGAGAAATGCCCTTCTAAGGCTGTTCCTACCCAGACCCCCAGCACAGTAAACAAGTGCCCTCAATGCGGGGCCCAAAGGCATTACGTCGAGCTGGAGGTCAAGTACAAAGGCATTACCGGTCACATTGATGTGGTGGTCCAAACGCGTGGCGGGTACATCATCGGGGATTACAAAACCACCAGCTTGGAGAAGCTCGGTGGTTGGATCGACAAGCGGGCCAAGAAACTAGGTAAGCCAAGTCGGTACCTCGTGTCCGAGAAGTACGTAGCCCAGATTAACTCCTATGCCTACATCTTCAGGCGCCTGTTCAAGAAGAAGGTGGTAGGGTGCTCTTTGTTGTTTGTGGCTCGGGATGATCCGCGGGCGTTCCAAGAGTTTCATATGCCCTATACACAGGCCAACAGCCAACGGATTCGCGGATTCCTTCGACAACAAACAGAGGCATTTCAGGCAGCAGAGAAGTCGGTCAAGACAGGGGATCCACGATGGGCCTTCGATGCTCGCATGTGCCAGCAACAACAAGGTACTGACCTTGATTACTACAAGAAATCGGCCAAGAAATTCTTTTACCGTGATTGTCCTTGGTTTAAAACGTGCGTTGGAGGACAACAGGCATCCAAATGTAAATCAAGGGTGGGGGCCCGGTTCAAACGGATGGGCCTTCGTTCCAGGGGTAATACCCTATAACCGTATCAATTGAAAGGGTAGTCATGTTAAGACTGAACTCCAAAGGATCTGAGGTGCGAGACCTACAGGTCAAACTCAACGAGTTCCTGGGTAAACACAACCAGGCGCTCCTCGTTACAGACGGGCACTTCGGAGAAAAGACCGAGGACGCCGTCATTTTTCTGCAGGAGAAAAAATGACCTGTTGCCGGACGGTATTGTTGGTCCCAATACCATGGAGGCCCTCGGCGTCAAGGTAAAGTCTCCCGAACCACTGTTCCATCTTGGAAGCACCCCTGCCCCGGCTCCTTTGGTGAAAGTACGGGCACATGAGTACAAGGATGGGTACAATAACTTCCGCCTCCAAGGGAACGCTGCAGCCGCCTATGAAAGTGTGCTCCAGAAAGTAGAACAGGCAGGGGCTTTGATTACCTCCAGTGGTTCCCTCCGTGGTCTCGGTGCCAAAGTGGGTGCCGCCCGGTCCGCTACTTCCTTTCATTACTCGGGCCTTGCCCTGGACCTTGGGCTTGCCTCAGGTATGAACAATCCCCACAGAGATCCGATGGTGTGTACCTGGGATGGGGATTCCAGCGGGCGCCGGTTCCGTGTTTATGCTCGGGCAGAACATGGCGAACAAATGACGTTGGACGCCGTCTCCTACGACAAACGCCAAGGGGGTATCCGGGTCACCGGCAAGTTTATCGATCTGACGGCACTTTTTGAAGCCAAGGGTTTCGAGAGGATCCGATGCCGTAAGTCCTTCCTGCATGGTGGGTCCTACCTTGGGGCCGAGTGGTGGCACTTCTAGTTTACCAAGAACCTTGTCCGAGGGACCTCCACTTTCGGCGAGCAACTCCTCAAGGTTTACAGCCTCCGTGAATTGGAAGGTACTCCTCCCTGGCGGTTCCGTGACCGTGTGTTCGGCATAAACTGGTTCTGACTCATGTGGAGCCTGTCCTACATTTTGGCTCAGGCTTGGCGGCTCCTCGTGCATAGATTTCATGACCACGAGGATGCTGCCTTATATACCAACGATTTTGCCAATGGAGAGCATGATGGCCTTGCGAAAGATTGACCACTGTTGGGAACGTTTTGGGACCGAAAACTGCCCTCATGCCACCGTGGACAACAACGTGTCTGACTGTGTTAAACCCCCATTACCTGTTACACCAGGTGTCCTAAGTTCTTTGGGGCGTAGGGTGTTTATGTTTCCACCAAAGTGGGAGTCTGCTTACACCAAGTACAATCGGCTGTACCATCAAGGAGGTACAGCCGCCGAACGCTGGTTTGCAGACATGGATTTATTAAATACTATTCGATCCTACGGTTGGTATTATTCGCCCCTGGCCTGGCTGATTTGGATTATCACTCGGGTTGGTGGTGGGCCTTATTGGCCTTTTTGCTGGAGGTGGAATTGCGGGTGGCCTTGGCCCCAGAAGTTGTGGTACTGGGAACAGGAATCCTATGAATATTGGGAACGTTTTGACGAGGAACAATAACATGTCCAAATGGTTGTATAAATACGTAGAGAAGGACCACTATGTCATTCTGTGGGTCCAGGACAAGAAGAAGCTTGGGCAGGTCGTCAAGAAAGACACTGACTACCTCCAAGTGGTGTTGGAAGAAGGCCGTCCTGATCCTGAGACGCGCCAGGAGCTCACCATTGAGCCTGCCGATGTTATCCTCAACCTTGGACCAGAACCCGTCCATGGGTCCGTCCATGGCTGTAAGGTCGAACCTTGGCACCAAACGGTGGACAGTGATTTCTGGGGCCAAATCCACTTCTTCCGTAAACTTTGCAAGGAAGACAAGGCCGAGCTCAAGAAAGGTATGCACGCAGCCCAGAAGGCGCTCAAGAAACACCGGCTATCGGCGTTCCTTCCCTTGGACGTTGAAGTGCGTCCTGCCCAAGGGAAGTACAGTGGACGTTACAAGTACAGGCAGAAAGGCACAGATACCCTGACCCTGAACCCCAAGGACTTCCATCCCGCGTCTGTACCTCACCTTGTTACTCACGAGTCGGCACACGGGGTTTGGTTCCGGATGGTACCACAGCACCTCAAAGCTAAGTGGGTCCAGCTTTATCATGCCTATACCGAGTTGACTGCCTCTACCCCGCAGGAGATTGCCACCCTTCGTGAGGAACTCGAACGGTCCAACATGACAGTCGGCCAGTTCAAGAAGGCATCAGGCATGACCGACATGCTGAAGGAGTGCCTTGATTATGTAAAAAGAAAGCACGGGCTGACGGTACAGCACGTTGACATCCTTCTGGACTCGGATGAATCTGTGGCTAAGTATTGGCCCAAAACCATCCAGTTGTTTGACATCGACATACCTGTAACCGATTATTCCAAAGAGTCACCGGAGGAATTCTTTGCGGAGTCGTTGGCCATGTACCTCCTTGGAACCAAACTCCCTTCTCGGATTGAAAAAGCCATCCGACAGACCCTCCAAAAAGTGGATCGTTCCAATGATCCTGGGTGACCTCTTATTGGTGGTGGGTATATACTGGTTGACACTGCGGCCAGTTTGGTTGACTTTGAAGGTAAACCTATTATTACATTCCTCAAGGACCTACCCCTTGACGGTAGGGGTAATGCAGGAAACAGCGCGGGCCTTCCCTTCTACCTGGACCCATGATGCGAACATGAAATGGCCTGCCTTACACGCGGAATTACAACGCTTGGGATGGTGTTGGAAAAGCGATTACCAATGGAATTTTATCCTACGGTTCTGCACGCAGAACGACCTTATTAGGTGGGATGGAACTCCAGGTGTAAATAGAATGGTACGCGGAAACCACTCATGGGAACCGCAATAAGGAGAGCAGATAATGATACCAGGAAAATATGAGTTTATCCCGGCAGGGATGTTTTATCCTAACCATGGTGGTATGGGGATTTATGTACGGTACCGCGGTGGGGACAACCGCGTTGTATTGAAGTCCCACAGCCCTTGGCATTTCCATGTCCAATGCCCTGACCGTGAGCTGTACATGGTATGGGATACCAATTATGCCTATGGAAACCACCCAACGGATGGAAGCTGGGATCGGTTCGTGGTCTTGTCCCCATTCCACGAAAGACAAGCTCAGGACTGGGGTATTCCAACGTTCATGCTCAATTACTTCCAGGTTATGACAAAGGGCTCCCAGAACCATGCTACGCGTAGGAACGGCAAACGAGGGAAGATCAATCTGGTATGTGATAGCGGAGGGTTCCAGATTCTGACAGGTGTTGTTGAATACCTGGATCCCGTGCAAATTGTTGAGTGGTATAATGAGAACGTGGACATCGGTCTCGTTCTGGATATCCCTGGTCATGTTAACTGCCATGATACTTACCTTCGGGCGGCTGAGGTACAACGCAAAAACACCGAGTTGATGCTGAAGCACAAGGCACCGCACTTGGAACTCATGAACATTTTTCATGGGGCCTTTGCCGAGGACAAGGCGGCGTACCGTGAGGTGTGCGAACACCCAGACATCAACCGCCTCGCGCTTGGGTCTGCTTATTTCGGCAGCATCATGAACAGCATCGATGATATATTTAGTGTTGTAACCACCGGCCGCAAGTATGACCAATACCATGTTCTTGGGGTTTCAAACGTCCTCCAAGTAATTTTACTTATGCGCATGGCGGCAAAGGGTTTTGCACCTTTGATTACCAGCGACAGTAGCAGTCATATTGCGGAGGGTACGGTTAAGAGATACCGCTTGTACCCGCATATTGGGGCACATGGCAGGTCGTTTGATATTGGGGACAATACCAACTACCCAAACCCCAAGAACACCTTGCCATGTAACTGCCCGGTGTGCGAGAACATCAAATACATGGACGTGTTGGCAGCCCTAGACAGTAACGTCGTTAACATGATGCTGATGTACCACAACATTTTTGCGGTCCAAAAGTATTACCAAGCGATGGCCGAGATCACTCGCGAGGCTTCTACCACCGAATTGAAACAGCTAACGAGACTCCAAATGTCTCGGGCTCGTAGTGGTCGCCAGGAGATGATGCGGGGCCTTGATTATATCGACCACATTTGTGACCACGGCGTGGATAAAGCCCGCCAGAATTACCACTTTTACCTGTCTAAAGGTTTGTTCGGAGGTGGTCCAATGTCTGGGTTCCAAAAGGAAGGCCAGCCCAAGAAAACAGTGGTCGATGACAACCTCAAGCATATGCAACGTATTATCGGTCTATACGAGGGTGACCGAAGTGGTCTTGTACATGGACAGAAACCACCCAAACGCCGACTCGTGAAAAACCTTGCTGCCTATGCCAAGGCTCGCGTTCCTCCTGGGATGGATCAGAAGAGGAAAGGAAGCTCCAAACATGCGGCAGGAAACGTGTAGGGAGACACATAGATGGCACATTTAACAGCCGCTCAGTTGATCAAGCTCACAGACGGGCCCAGGAGAAAGAGGGCTCAGTTTGTGCGTATCGCTGGCGCCAAGAAATACCGTACCAAGAAAACAAAACAGGGTGTGATCAGGGCCTCCGTTCGATGTTTGAAGCCTCATGGTTCCGGGCGTATGCATGGGGTGGAGATTCGAGCCCTTACCAAGCAATATAAAATCAGCAAAGGTCCGGTACGCGTGTGGTGTACTTGCGAAGACTTTATGTACCGGGAGGAATACCCTTTGACCAAGTTGGATGCTAGCCGCATTCGTTGGTCCAATGGTATGCCGGCTGTTGTGACGAACCCCTACAACATCCCCTATGTGTGCAAACACTTGGCCAAAGTGCTTGCTACCGCCATCAACAAACGTATGTAACCCGATGGCCTACGATTCTTCGATAGTTTCCAGCTTAAAGACCGTTAAGGAACAAATCCAAGGGAATTATACCAGCAGCCAACTCTTACAGGTACTCGACCGGTTGTTGGAACAAGCGATCGTACCTATCATTGAAAACACTACCTTCATGGACCGCATTGTGTCGGTGATTATTGGCTGGTACACTGACAACCCATGCCGCAAGATCTCATCGATCGGGAGGGAGAAGACATTTTCCCTCCTATTTTTGTACCTGGCGGCCAAGACGGTGCGTGCCAAAAAGCGGATTCTACGTCAGTTGAGGTTGGAGCGTAACATCCTGATATCCACCATCACGTTATTCTTGGAGCACGTGCGGCCCTACAGGGACCTCATGATACGCAAGATCAAAACCAAGGATCCTTTTCGCAGGGCCTCCCTGCAACAAAACTTGGATGACATTGAAAAGCAGGTAGGTGCGGTCTCTGAGGTTTATCCAATGTGTGAGACCGTTACCTATTGGTTGGCCGAGGCTATGCGGTTCAAAAATATGATCCTTGAGAAGTACATGCGGCATATCGTAAACAGAGCCCATGCCTTCCAATCCCAAAGTGGTTCTCGCGTAGACATCGAAGACCTCATCCAAAACTTTGTACTGGCGGCCTCCAAGGCTATTGACAAGGCGGATGCCGGCCAAGGAACCCTTACCACTTATATTAACCACTGGTTAAAAAACGCCAGCCACAACAGTATAAACGGACATGAGTATGGGGTGGCGTATGTTATCCCACAGTCAGTAAAGTCCAAGATCGCGAGAGGAGAATCCCATGACTTTAACCTAGCCCTTGCCCTAGACGACAAATCTTTGGCCCCACAACTTATGGTGGACCCTGAAATAGGCATGGAACAGCGCATGGAACAGGACCTAATTAGGCGGTTGGCCAAAGCCGCAGACCCAGAGGGGTTTGCTCGCATCGCCCTCAGTATCCCAGAGGTATTGTAGGTGGATTCATTAATATGTAAATGGACGTTGAGCCGAATATAAACCCAAAGAGTATGGAGGAGCACCAATGGCCAGACAACTACGTCGTTCGCCAAAGAAAGGGTTCGCTGACAGTAACCCAAATTCCAAGAAACCCAGGTTGACCGATATGGTTGACGTCTTCCCCTTCCCCAAAAAGAAGGATGACTGGTTGACGCTGCGGCTGGTCGGTAACGTCACCAGCTATGCCCAGCACTGGATTGAGATCCTGAGTGAGAAGAAGGGTAAAACCAAGTTTCCCAAACAATGCCTGAATTGGGACCCAGAGACTGAGAGCCACGACACGACCAAAAAATGTCCATACTGCAGATGGGTAACGAACCTGCAGATCTCGTACTACTCAAATGCCATTATTCGGGACTTACAAGAACGCCAACCACGCAAAATCAGTCGGCCTTCCAAGGAAGAGGACGCCAGCGGCTTCAAAGATAAGGGTTCTGATTCCTGGACACCCGTTCGGGCGGTACGTATCCCTCCAACGTTGGCAGCAAAGTTCAAAAGCCGTAGTAACCTTAATGTCCGCCGTAATCGCAAGACAGGGGCCAAGACCGCCTATGACCTGTCAGACCCCAAATACGGCATTGACGTACATGTGTCGTTTGATCCTGACGCCAAGGGTAGTGCCATGTACGACGTGGAGAAAGGTGATCGATCGCCTTTGACGGAAGAGGAGATGGACTACCTTATCTACAAGCTGGAAGGTCTCATGGAACCAGAATCGGTTACCGCCGCCCGCAAGGAGATCGATCGCCTCCGTGAGTCTGGTAATCTGCCAGACGCTGAGGGCGATAAAGACTACGCCACCAGCGACGATGAGGATGGTTACGATGGTGACGTGGACTACGATGGGGAAGACGGTGACCTGGATGGTTACGATGGAGACAGTGGCTATGACGGGGAAGAAACTGCTCCCAAGTCGTCGAGGTCTCGGAAGTCTTCTGGCAAGAAAAAGAAGGACACGGAACCTGAGTATGAAGGCGACGGCTATGATGGTGATGAGGCGGGTGACTATGATGGTGATGGCGAGTATGACGGAGAAGGTGATTACGAAGGGGAAGAGGAAGAGGAAGAGGAAAAGCCTGCCCGCGAGCCACAATCCAGTCGGTCCAAGAAAAAGAAGGAGCCAGAGCCGGAACCTGAATACGAAGGTGACGGTTACGATGGTGACGAGGGTTATGATGGGGAAGACGATCCTCCATTTGATCCGGACCCCCCAAAGAAAAGCCGGTCCAAGAGTAAGGCACGTTCTTCCTCACGGCAGAAGCCAAAGCCCAAACCAGCTGAGGACGACTACGATGGGGATGACGGACCTATTGATGATCTGGACGACGTAGATGAACCGAAAGAGAAGTCCACACGGTCCAGCAAACGCAGTTCCAGCAGGTCCAAGGCAAGGTCGGGTACGAAAACACGTTCTCGCCGATCAAGTCGTAGGTAGGTCCTTACAGGGCCCTTGTTGGTAAATGAGGGTCGGTCTGTGACATGGCCGACCCTCTTTATATGGAGTAAAAAGATGGTTACGACAAACTGGGAACCCGGAAACGATTATGGGATTAGGCTTTCGGATGAAACCGGGGACTCTCGCACGGAAGAGGAGTTAACTGGGATGGTGGAACAAATTCAGAATGTGGCCAACATGTATGGATTCGACCTTTCGGCTACCGGCGGGTGGTCTTCCTTTGTTAAAATGATGGCTGGTGAGGATGCCTTTACCCAAAACCTCAATCAAAAGGTTGGTAACCTGGACCAGATGACAACGGAGGAGCCTCATGAGTGATGCCTTTGTTCCTGACTATGCAGGAGTAATCAACAGCGTTGACAAGTCCTTCCGCCTCAGTAGTGGTCAGATGGATGCCACTACCCGGAGAGCCACGGCTTTGTCAACAGGCCTGTTGGTGACTGACCTTATCATGGGAAGCGGTGGCCTCCTCCCAGGTGGTATGTATACTTTCTTCGGCCCAGAGGCCGCCGCCAAGTCAACCCATTCCTACCACATCTTGGACGCCGCCGTACAAAAGGATGTACCTATCCTCAATGTATGGGACTATGAGAAGTCTATGGACCCATCCTATTTGGAGGGGATTTCCAGCGGGCGTCTCATTGCCGAGGACATTTTTGGAACCCCGGATGGTAAAGGTGGGTGGTCAATTCCACCTCGCGTGCGGTACTACGATGAAGTACTTGGTCAGGTCTTTTTTGACAGTATGTCGGCCATGCTCCGACGGTTGCCTGATAAACGGTTGGTAGACGGGGACTGGTTCTACGTGTGGTCGAATACCAAAGCCCACCAGAAGATGCTATCGGGTAAGTACAGCAAAACCCTGTTCTCCAAGACCAACGAGTTTTGGATTGAAGCCCCTGATGGAGGCCTCCAGTCTCTAATCTTTGTAGATAGCTGGCCCGGTATGTTGGCGGATGACGAGGATGAAGCATCCAACGCCATGGCGGTCGAGGCACGGATGTTCTCCAAGCAGGTAAAGCGGGTGAAATCCAAGCTTCGCAAGAAAGCGGTGGCTCTCATCGGTGTCAACCAGCTTCGCCTCAAGCCTGCCCAGATGTATGGGTCACCTGAGTATGAACCGGGTGGTGAAGCCCTTAAGTTTTGGTCGGACTTTCGTCTCCGTCAGAAACCTCGGGCAATCCCGCACGGAAAGGGCCAAATCGAGGTAGAGGATTCTGTGCTGGAAGACGGTGCAGAAGACCAGTACAAGTACATCCACGTCCAGTCCATTAAGAATAAGTATGGCACGCCCTACTTGGATGGGTGGCACCGGATTTGGTTCGAGGATCATAAAGGCCGCGGGCGTGGTTTTTGTCCTGTCTGGGATACCTTCCAGTACCTCAAGATGACTGGCCAGGTGCAGGGTAACATGAAGAAAATGCGTATTACGATGGAAGGGTTTCCTTATGACGGGACCCTTTCCTGGTACGATTTCAAATCGCTGGTGTTGTTGAAGGGGCAGCGCGGTAAGAAGTTCTGTCACGACATTGGCATTACACGCCCACCCAAACTTCGGGAACGTTGCTTCCAGCAACTCCAGTATGGAAAGGCACAGGCCCTCCGCGTGGCGGAGAAAAAGAGGAGTAAGAAAAAATGAGTACCGATTTTTGGTCAGACGGGAAGGCCGACCTCAAGATTTTTGACATTGTGGACAAAGCCCAACATCCCGTATCCTTGCAGGACATACGACACATGTTGGATTTACCTGAGGACCAAACCACGTATCTGAAACTTACCCAACGGTTGAGTGGTTTGATAAAGTCGGAAGACTTGCAAAGGGTTCGTCACAAAGGAGGAGGTCGCAGTCGGCCCTACTACTATTTTTCAGCAGACAAGGACGAGGAATGGGCCCTGTCGTGCCTGACAAAAACAGAGGAGGAACCTGTTAAGGCAGAAGAGCTTCCCACAAAGCCGAAACCTGTTACAGAGAAAAAGGACTTGGCTCCTGCAGCAGCAAAATCTCTGGTGCCACCAAAGGAAGAGATAAAACCGGTTCCGCCTGCCGTCAAAGAAAAGCCTGTAAAGGAACCAGTAAAAGCAGAGCCAACGAAGGTTAGAAAACCCGAACCGCCCGAGGTCCAGGTAGATCAAACCTCTCCTCTTGACGGCTTTGTCCAACCCCTCCCTAATCATGAAAGGCGCAAACTTATGGATGCCTACTTGGAGGTGTGTATCATCCAGTCGAAGAAAGGCCCTCCCTACCTTACAGATTACCTTACAGATTACCTTTGGATCGGTGGTTCAAAAGGCTTTGGGTATACCCAAAGGTGGTCACTGTGAAATCTATTTTCGGGCCAAAGATCGGAAGATGACCCTGTTGTTTTATCCGGCCTCTACCGGGGACTCCTTTACTCTGCGACATGATTCCCAACGCAGTAGTAAGAACGTATTTATCCGTCTCTTGATGGCTACTGGATTCCCTACCGTGGATAAAACCACACCGATCTTGGAGATGGATGAGATGGAGTTGGTCGTTGACGGAAAATCTGTACAGGGTATCCAGTTTGACTTTCCAGGCCGGAAGACATACCGATGAAAATATATTTGGCGTCTACTGCATGTAACCGTCTGTTTATACAAGCCATCCAATACTATCTCGGGCAGAAAGTACAGGCTACCTTGGAGTTTGTCAGTCATTGGTACTGGAAACCGCCTATTGATAGTGTACCAGAGCGAGCCGAGATGGACTACCAAGGGGTACAAGAGGCAGACATAGTGATTGCTTTTGGGCCACATGGTGAAGGCACAACCAGTGAAATGGGGTATGCTTTGGCCCAGTATACCACGGTGGTATATGTTCCTGCTTGGTGCCATAAAAATCGCATCCCCCTCCCAGCAGGTATGCTTCACAAATACAAGGGACCGGAATTATTGGATGCCAAGAGCCCTGGTTGGGTGGTCGAAAAGTTGGAGGACTTGGTGGAAATGTTGGAAGCTTTGTACCAGGATAAACAAGACGGACTGTTGGCACCAACAGATGGGTGATCGTAAAACAATCACCCGGGCCCTTACAAAAGCAGGCGTCGGATACTGGGTTAAGAAGGGTTTTGGTGTCACCCCTGAAATAGGTGTCCTACCATGGGGCCGACGTAGAGCAGACCTGCTGGCAGTCAACCAAAAAGGTGTGTTAGTGGTGTGCGAGGTCAAGAGTGGTTTGTCTGACTTCCGAGCCGACAAGAAATACGAGCAGTACCTTCCACACTGCAACAAGATGTATTTTATCGTGCACGACAAAGACTGGATCGAACCATTCAAGGACACTCTGAAAAGCCAGGGTATAGGCATCCTGTGGTTGAATCCTAAAACAGGTCTCTTGAAGTCCATACTGTCGGCCCCTCACCGAGAGATGCCTAAGGGTAACAAGAAGGCTATCGTCCTCCGCATCGCTTGGAAGGCATCCAAGTTCAACAAAAGTAACACCAAACGATACCGCGTTTTCTTATGACAAGGGACCAATAATGAGCTTTTTTATTCAAGCATTGGAGGACGTGGCGGACCTCCTTGAACCATTTAATTTCCGCCCCTCGGACACCGAGGATGAGTGCCTGACGTGTATGAAAGGTAGGCATTTCCAGTTAAACCCTTCACGTTATGATAGGGTCACCACCTGTGAAGTCCTCAGCCATTTCAAAATACTGGAGGTTGGGGAAGGTATGGTCTGTGACCGATACGACTACAATTCGTCTGGATTTAATAGGTGAACATAATTTCGGGCCTTGCGGTAGATTGCTTGTACATGTCGATGATGTACCCTACTGAGACAGTCATGGAATTGCTGGATGACATCCATTATGCCCCTGGGTTCTCTGAGTTAATACAACAAGGGATGGTAACAATAGATGTGGTGGAACAGTCTCTGCATGTGTACAGCACGTCATTCATGGTGATGCCCAAAGGGCAGGCGTTGATAAGGGCACTAGAGATCGAAAGTAGGAGGGCTTCACCAGGTCCGCCTATTACCCTACCTGGATAGGAGTACCTCATGTCGGTAGAAGGTGTGTTCATAGGAGACCTCCATCTGGATGGCCTCCGTAAGTTGTTCCCTGACAATCATTTGGACCTACAAATGGCAGAGTTCCGCAAACCACTGAGGTATGCGGTTGAACTCGGTCTCAACTTTGTTATCCTTGGTGGGGACATTTCCCACAATACTAGGCTTTCATACGAAGCCCAAATGGCGTTCCTTGAGGTCCTCCACGAGTACGATGGAACGTTAGACATCCATGTTATCCTGGGTAACCATGACGTTCGGAACAAAGACCTCCACAGCCTACAACCACTTGTACAATTATGCAGGATGGAGAAATTTCGTACCATCTACATTTATGACCGTCCTAACCGTATCCAGTTGGATGGAACGGTCATTAACTTTCTTCCTTTTCCCTATGACTGTCCTCCTTTTTCCTTGGGACCCACGGTTAATATTGGGCACTTAGAAACAACAGGTGCCCGCCGAGATAATGGCCAACGGATTACCAAGGGTTGGCGTCCTACGAGAGACCAAGACATCTGGTTAATGGGGCACCTCCATCTCAAGCAAAAGACGGGTAATGTGTGGTACCCCGGCACGCTCTACCAGATGAACTTTGGGGAACCCTTACCCAAGGGATGGATGCACTTTATTCTGGATACACGTAATAACCAGATTGACGCTGACATAACGTGGATCCAGAACGAACCAGCGTTTCGCCTAGTTAACTTGTCCATCGAGGTAGAGGCAGACCTAGATAAAATTGAGTCCAATCCATTACACCGATACAAGCTATGGTTGAAGAGTGGTGTAGTATTACCTCCTGGCTTCCTGACAGCCCATCCAAACGTCTACAACGTTGTTGGGTACAAACATCGGCAAGAACTCTTATCCCTTGAGGATACGGCCGTAGATGGTCCGCAATGGGATCTCCTGACAGGGCTTGATGTTTTCCTGAAGGATAAGGGAGCTACACGGTCCCAAATTCGTCGGGGACAACAATTAATAGAAAGCTTCTTAAAGGACGCGGCATGACTGCCAATACTGCCGTTGGATTTACTGTCCAACACATGGAACTCCAAGATGAGGTAGAGGTACTTGAGATTGAGTGCCAGCAACTGGAGACCAAGAGAGCCGAGTTTCAAGGGATGATGGACGATCTTGATGGTTGGTTGCAAGCAGAGCTGTCAGAAGAGGATGAGATGATAACTCACCTTGAAACCGCCTGCCGTGATCTCTTGGACCAACATCGTAAATTACAGGAGCGACACAACCAAGAGGAACCTAACAAACCACGGGGGCCAAACTTCGAAACCAATTTTGAAAAGCGGCAGGAAAAGCAAAAGGTTAAACCAAGCTCAGAAGCCAAAAGGTTGTTCCGCCGCATTAGCCTGTTGTGCCACCCTGATAAAACGCCGGGTAAAACCTGGCTCCACGAATTTTTTAAGATGGCGTCAGAGGCCTACGAGAACAACAACGTCAAAGCTCTGTTGGATATATGGGATGGGCTGGTAAAACTAGGGCGGGGTAAGAAAAAAGGTACAGAGGTGAACCTTCCGGACCGTCCAGCCTATGACAGGTTGGTGGCCAGACTCCGAAAAAGGCACGGCATCTTACTAGGCCGTATCCAAGAATTGCGGGCGGAGATAAATACCCTAGAGAATTCCGAGGGGCACAACAACTGGAAGTTGTGGCAAACCCCTGTAGGGAGAGCACACGTCATTGAAAACACACGTGCCCAACTTATAGCCAAGTACCAAACGTTCCAAAAACAGATGGAACGCATCCAAGGGGATATAGAGCGGATGAGGAATCCTGAAAAAGTGAACGTCACCTTTGGTCATGAAGGTACCACAGTTAACTGGGGACAATTCTGGAAACTGTAAATTAAAGGTATATGAACACAAAGCCGTAGGAGCCGAGATATGCCACCAGTAAAAGGATGGGCCCAGAAGTACAGGCCCCAAAAGTTAAGCCAAGTCGCAGGTCAAAAGTCTATTGTTACCACGTTTCGGGGTAACATTGAAAAGGGTGAGATTCCCAGCGCCTACCTTCTGACAGGTCCAAGTGGATGTGGTAAAACCACCATCGGTCGGTTGATCGCCAAATACCTGAACTGTACAGAGATGACAGGGTGTGGTAAATGTGATTCCTGCGTCGCCTTACAGGAAGGCCGCCATCCTGATATCGAAGAGTTCAACATGGCAGACAGCCGGAAGATCGAGGACGTTCGTAACTTAATCGCCCGCAGTAGATTTATGTCCACCCATCGCCTCCGTGTCTTTATCCTTGACGAATGTTTCCCTCCAGACGCGGAGGTAGAGGTGGCCCCTGATCAGTGGGCCACCATCGAGGATATTTGTCAAAATCCTGATAGATACCCAGAGGTGTTATCCTATGATACAAAGGTAGGTAGGATAGAGGCCCAACCTGTAATTAGCAGGACACCAAAGGAAGCCAAGCCCGATCAAATGGTACGTGTCGATCTTGAGGATGGATCCCATCAAGACTGCACGGATACACATAAGTGGTGGTCTGTCACGCGTGGACGTATGGTAGAAGCCCAAGAGCTTTTAGAGGGGGAGGAACTTTTGGTTCGCGATTAGACTCCCGCTGTAAGTAAGGCCTTGTTTAAAATCGGTTTCCCAAATGTATACCACATTGTAACCTGCCAAGACTAGCCGTAATAACCTGTCCATAGTTTTGCGGTATAGTGTTTTGGCAGTTACTTTGCGGTTAAATGGGTGGCACTTATGGTCAGGCTTGAATTTGAAAGGGGACCCGTGGTAATGATTCTCCGATGTAACTTATCTAAATTAGTGAGAGGAATTTATGAAAACTGTTAAAGTCAAAAAAGTCACGCGGTTGGGTAATCCGTGTCAACGCGTATATGATATCGGTGTCGCTAAGAACCATAATTTTTTCATTCGACCAAAAGGCTCCACAAATAGCGTCCTGGTATCAAATTGCCACCAGTTAACGCCTCAGGCAGAGCAAGCCCTCTTGAAACCGCTGGAGGATCCTCCAAGTCACGTCCTATGGATTCTTGGCACCACAAACCCAGAGAAGTTGGCGGCTGCCATCAAGGGGCGTTGTCACCATTTACCTGTGAAACCTTTAGGGCACCAGTCCATTATTCGACGCCTCCAACAGATTGCCAAACGAGAACGTGTTACTGGCCTCGAGGAACCTCACTTTAAGGCCATGGCGAATCTGTCAGGTGGTCAGATGCGTGACGCCATTGGTATCTTGGAAAATACCAGTTCCTTCATTGCAGGGCTCGGCACAGATGTTGAACCTGAAGCTCTGTCCAAGATTATCGAAGACCAAGCCATCCAAACGGTTGACAGTGTTTTGGATAACATTGCAAGCGCCATCTTGGTAGGTCTGTACACGAACAGTACCCGCATAGTGTGCAGAGAGATAGCCAAGACTACGGAGTTCGTGCCCCTCATGCAAAAATTAATGGACCTCAACCAATACATGGTGGACAGGGCCACGCTCCATTTTGATAGCAGGGGTCAACACCCAGCGGTGTTTGCCAGTGTATCCCGGAAGAACCTGCACAGGGCGATGTTAAAGCGGGAGTTCGACATCAAGAGGAACCTCGGTCTATTACTACGTGTCCATAATTTAATATTGGATGCTCGGGCTGAGATGATGACCTTTGTAACACCTGAAAGGTCAATGCTGGTTGCTCGGCTTGGGCGTATGTCAGGTATCCACCGACAACGTTCAAGGAGTAAGTAAATGAAATGGATGTTAAAGAGCTTCCGTTACATGCAAGCGGAATTACTATACGTGTTCCCAGTAATTGTGTTCCTGTGCGGTCTTATTCTTGGCTGGGGTTCCCACGAACATGTCTTTGGTCACAAGTCTCCTAATGTCCTGCATAAAGACACTCACGTACCTCTAGTAAAAATGCACCGACAACTACAACTTGAACATGAAGAGTGCCTTGAGTGTCATGGTAAACAGGGTGACCCGCATGTAATCGAGGAAAAGCCATGAAAGACAGACGCCACGTTATCCGTACCCTGATGGAGCTCAAATCCCTGATACCCATCGCCATATTCATCGCCGGTATGGTATTTGGTTGGGCTTCCGACCCTGTTGTCAACTTCTCCTGGAAGGGGCATTACCTGTTCCCCCGGAAGGTGTTGAACGGTTGCGTTCTCCATGGCACCCATTATGATTGTGCAAAGGAGACGGTACTGCGTTGGGCACAACCTGAAGACCTGGTACCTAACAAACCAACCAATCCTGACGGGACTCCAACTAGATAGGTACCTACATGCCAACGAAGAGACGACACTATACCCTCAAAACGTTGGTCCATCTCTGGCATCAAACTAACCTCGTGTTACCAATCATATTCTTCCTATTAGGATTGTTTATCGGTTGGTGGCTTTAATCATGGGAGAGCCGACCCTTGATACAGTTCACTCGTTTGCGTTTGGCCAATATTGTTTATTACCGGGAAGCCTCCCTTGACCTAGACCATCGTGGTCTTACGGTAATCCGAGGCCAAAACTTTAATGTCCCAGCCGGACTCAAGAAGTCCAACGGTAGTGGTAAATCCCTCCTCGTTTCAACCATCCCCAACCTGCTGTATTCCAGTTCCCCCATCATCTGGCAAAACAAATCCAGGGCCAAGAAAGACATACACCGTAAAGGTAGCCGGATCCAACTCGATTTGACCATCGACGGTGACAACTATGAGCTGGAGAAAGGTCAGAGAGGAGCGTCCCTTAAGTACCGGATACACAAAAACAAAGACAACCTAGAACCACGCACAACGACTATAGCCGAGGAAATGGTCCAGCAGATCGTCCCTATTAATGAGGAGCAGTTCTGGTCCCTGGTCTACCTTGACAGTCGCAGACCGTTTGTCCTCCACATGGGTACAGTTGCTCAGCGTATGTCCTTCTTCAGTGACCTGTTTGTTTTAGATGATTTTGACCAGTTGAAGGGTAGGGTACAGAAGCAAATCCGGAAACTCCAGGCGGAACAAGCGGTGTATGAAAGCCGACAAAAAGACGTGGTTGAGCTAACCAGTAGGGTACAGGATATTGATATTACCCAACTGAGGGTCCGGCATGACAGGTACCAAAAGGAACTGAAGTCCTTGGTCAAAGGACAGGACCATAGGCACAAGGCTATCGCAGACCTCCGGCTGGCAGTGTCCCACCAAACAGAGGCACTGGATAAATTATCTGGTTTGACTGCTGAATACCTTGCCTCAATAGACCGCCCAATCACTATATTTGACATGACCGCCTCAGAGTTATTGGAGTTCCGGGATTCTCTGGGGGCCAAGATAACCGGGTTAGAACAAAAGCATGAAGCACACCAAGAGTGGAGGCATTGGCGCCGATCTACGAAAGCCTACAGAGACCAGCTCAAGCATATTACGGGCCAGAAAAAGGGCTTATCAAAGCCTCCAAAAGATGGGCAACAACAGATCGAACAGGACCGGCAACAACGATCTGACCTCCGATCCAAGTTACGAGAAACGCGAGCCCAGTATGAGAAGGTAGGTCGCCGGATTAAATCCGCCCGCAGAGAACGCAAGCAATACGGGGAGGCGTTGGGTCGAGTAACAGGTCCGTGTAAGGACCTAGGGCTGGACCTAGAGGAGTTAGGGGTCCAAGGGACCCTACAGAAGTTATCTGGGGTCCTAGGGGACCTACGGGGGCAGGAACGCGACTTTAAACGTTCCCTTCACTTAATGTCCCAACACATGGAACACGCTGAGGGTGGCCAGTGTACGGTGTGTCAACAGGACTTGTCCAAGGTTCAAGCGGAATCCATCCATGATACCCTTCGCAAACGTTTGAGCCAGTTACGTGCCAAGCGTAAACGTAGGGAATCTCTGGTACAGAAGCTACAAGAGGTACCAGAGGTTATTACCTATGACCACCTCAAGGAACAACAGCAGGAACTGAGAGACCATTATAATCAACTATGCAGTCAGAAAGATAAACGAAAGGACCGCTCCAGAGAGTTCGACAAATGGAGGGCATGGTGGGACCTTGACAACCAGGAACAGGCATTACGTGTACCCAAGAGAACGGGTGAACAAGCGTCGGATCCCTCTAAAATCGAGAACGAATTAAGGGACCTACGCTGGATGTACGGCCAGCTGGAGTCTTTGGTTTACGTGGTACCCAAGTTGGTGGCCCTGTGGGACCAGTTCGGTACACGAGACGTGTCCAAATTGCGGGCTAAACGGCAGCATCTGGAACAAAAGGTTGACCAACAGAAAACCCGATTGATGGACCTTCAACGGAGAACCCCACGTTTACAGGTCAAGATAGAGCAGTATGAACAGGATACCAAGAGGCTGGCGGACCTGGAGGCGGAGGGCCAAAAATTGAAGGATCGTCTCAAGGACCTACCTGTTCTCAAGATGCTGTCTGATGCGTATTCCCCTAAGGGCCTAAAGTCCCTGGTGGTCCAACAGTTGGCAGAAACAGTACAACAGAATATGAACGTCTATGCTCGACACCTGTTCCATGAACCAACGGAGTTCGAGTTCCAGATAGGACCGAACAAGTTTGACGTGTTGTTTCATAGGGTAGAAGGTAGTAAAACGGTGACGGCTGATGTGAGGTCCCTCAGTGGTGCGGAAGGGCGGGCGTTTAATATGCTGCTTTTGCTTGGTGTCCTGCCCCTAATTCCGGCCAACAAGCGTACCAACATTCTCGTGCTTGATGAGATGACGGCTAACATGGATGAAGGTGGACGGGACCTGTTTATCCAAGAATTCTTACCCGCCCTCAACAGGGTGATCCCTCACATCATTGTGGTTACACCAACTGACGAGGAGTACCCACAGGCCCGGGAGTTTGTGGCCCAAAAGAAAGGCCAAAAGATGCGGTTTATCCCTGTTATGTAAATAGGTAGAAACCAACACACTAGGAGAAACGTGATGCACAATAAACCAATGGATGTTAATCTTCTTCCAGCATTGGCTGGTGGGTTGCAAGGCGGCATAGCCATGAATGATGCTCAACGTATGGTGTCCCAGTTGCAGGAGTCTCAAGGAGGTCGGCGCCGTTCTATGTCCACCGGCACCTTGACCGCCAAGCAAAAGGCCATCCGTAACAAAAAGCGGTGCCAGCAAAAGAAGAGCCGTCGGGCGAACAGACCAAAGAAGTAATCCATGGAGACCTATGTTCGTCGTAAATGGTTGAACCCGAAAGGGCCCCAGACGAGTTCGGTTACTGCCTTCCACGGCGAGTCCTACTGGGGTAGGACTCTACGACCCACTACATTTCTTAACATCAAGGATTGTAACCATTCGGTTAAACTCCACGTCTACTCGGATGATAAACACCACCGGAAGTTTATCAAGAAACTCTGCAGGTTGGCCCGCGAGATTACACGGTTCGCCGACTGGTTGGAGCGTCAACAATAGGAGCCGACATGCCGATCAGTTATATCAGTACACTCAACAGAGAGCAGAAGGTGGCAGCCACCTACCTTGGTCCCAAGAAAAACGTCTTGTTACTGGCTGGAGCCGGGACCGGGAAGACCCGAACCTTGGTGGCACGCGCTGAACACCTCATGCGTCAAGGGGTACGGCCCAACAGGATTGCTCTCCTGACGTTTACCCGACGGGCCACCCATGAAATGAAAGACCGCCTTCAACAGGTGATGCCTAAGAACACCAACCAGCAAGCAGGGCCCGTTGTACACACCTTCCACATGTTTTGCATGATGATGTTGCGTCGGCACTGGAAGCAGCTCAAGTTTGACACCAAGATGGTTATCATTGACCAGGAAGACCAGCTGACGCTTATGAAATACGCCCTCGGAACTGTCAAACGACCAGAGGACATGCCCAAGATTTGGGACCTCATGAACTACTATTCTTATGCTCGCAACACAGGCATCGCGCCTGCCGAATGGTTGCGTAAAGCCCTTCCACAACAGGCTCACCCATTAATTCCGGCCATCCTCCAAATATTTCGGGCTTATAGTGACCGAAAGAAAGCCCGCGGTTACATGGATTTCGATGACATGCTGTACATGGTGGCACGTAGGCTGAAGCGGAGTAACCGTATTCGGTCCTATGTTGCCGGTCTGTTTGACCACATGTTGGTGGACGAGATGCAAGATACTAACCACCTTCAGTGGACGATCCTTCATCAGTTGGCACAAGCCGGGGTGCGTCTGTTTTGTGTAGGCGACGATGCGCAGTCCGTATACGCGTTCAGAGGTGCCGACTTCCAAAACGTCCACAACTTTGTCGCCAAGATTCCCAACGCCGTGAAACTCAAGCTCGAGTTGAATTACCGCTCAACCCAAGAGATACTGGATTTGGCCAACCATATGCTGGCCCAAAGCGATCTGAACTATGACAAGAAGCTGGAAGCCTATAGAGGCCCTGGGAATGATCCACAGGTTTGGGGCTTTCAGGACCCGACGGTAGAAGGACAGTGGATACAAGAGGACATTTCCAAACGGCATAAAGCCGGTGCCAAGTGGGGAGATCATATGGTGCTAGTAAGAACCGCCTACCAAGCCCGTGACCTCGAGGGCTTCCTCTTAAACGAGAAAATTCCCTACCGGATGATTGGTGGTAAAGGTCTGTTGGGTACACAACACGTCCGAGACTTTCTGTCCATGATACGCGCCGCCCGATCACATCGCGCTGACATCCACTGGACCCGATACCTCAACCTGTGGCCACGTATTGGTCAGGTAACATCCACTCGGTTGGTAGAGGCTGTTGAGCGGTGTGCCAATGTTGGGGAAGCCCTTAACCGAGTGGATGAAATCCTGGGCCGTAAAATGGTCACAGATGGCCTACGCAGTATTGCCCGGAACCGGAAGTCCCCTATACGCGCCCTCCGCGCTGCGAGGAAGCACTTTGATCCAATTCTGGCCGCAAAGTATAAGGACGAATGGGAAAACAGGAGGAAGGACCTGGAGGTCGTTGTCAAGCTCAGCGAGAAGTTCAAGACCTTGACCCAGTTTCTGGAGTCTTACACGATTGACCCCATCACCGAGAAGGGTGTTGATGCCAACGATGGGCTCGTAACCATCATCACCACCCACTCTGCCAAAGGTGCTGAAGCCCCTACGTGTTACGTGATGGGTGCCCAGCCTGGTTTCTTCCCACATGAACGTAGCCTCCACGATCCAGAAGAGGTTGAGGAGGAGCGGCGGGTGTTTTATGTCGCCCTCACTCGGGCCGAGAACAATCTGATACTTACCCGCACCCGCAGTGCGTTGGCTTACGGACCAGAGTTTCTGGTGGCAGGGGCTGGGTCCGCCTACCGTGAGATGGAAGAGCGTTTGGAAGACAGTCAAGGGTCTGTGATGTTAGTCGACAGGATTATGTGAAGGGCCATGTCAAGCCTAACCGTAGGATCACGCGGTTTTCTCCTTCCAGGGCTTGAAAAACCCGTCGTCGTGTCTAACAAGGATTGGGATCTCATGGTTATGGCGGTGTGTCGTGACCTACAGAGTCTTAGTATCACCTCAGGTTCTCGGTGTTTATTGGTGGCACCTACCGGACCACACCCATTAAGTGCCCTCTTGAGTGAGGGCATTTTGAGGGTTCCTGCCTCTGTCTTGGCAGTCGGGGAATACAAACCACATATTCCTTGTGCTTTGAACCTGCTCCAACATGGACATTTTAACACCTTAATAATTGGGCAACGTGGTGCCAAGTTATTGTTAGACGCAAGGAGGTCGTACGAGGCGGTTATCGAACCCTTGTCACCCCTTGCCTTGGACCAAGTTGTAGTCTTTGGTCCAATTAAAGACCGACAGCCAATAAGAATGCCAGGATTTAGTCATCAGGTTAAAAGGTTACAAACACCTGGTGTCCTACCTTGTTTGTAAATAAAAGGCAGAGACCATCTATAGGAGTCGATATGAAAGCATTGTATGGAGTAACAACACACGGGATGGAATTTGTCGCCAAAGCCGTGTCCCGGTACAAAAGGAGCCTCCCGGAGGCCAAACAAAAGCGGTTGAAGACTCAACTGTTAGGGTTCGACGAAAAGATTAATCCACGTGCGTTGGTAGTCCTGGTACCAACGCTCCAGTGGTTCTTGCAAAACCTACGGGAGTTTAACAAGAGTCGGGCGGTGGTATTCGTGTTCGACAACCCCGTCCAGTGTGACATGTTGGATCCCATCAACCTGTTAGATGTCCGCGAGATGCGTCATAGTTACCAATATGAACTCCAGCAACTGACGTTCGATGACATCCGCGAGGCTATCCAAAAGGGACTTAATAATAGGCACCAGGTGGAGGTGACCCGTGAAACAGTGGACATGATCCCTCGGATGTTGTACACAACCAGGGTGTCCTTCTTGAGTCCCCTCCAGACCTTCCTGTACCGCATCCCGGACACGACTGTCCGGGCAAAGGCTCGAATTTGGATCTTCCGTTGGATGGCATCAAAACGGACGCCGGAAGAACTTGAGCAGAAGCTCGCCCGTGTGATAGGGTATGACAAAACGCCTGTATCGGTGACACGTATCCTGGAGTTCTTTGAAACCGACACTGGACAGAAAGGACGGGCGGCACTGGCCGAGTATGTCAAAGGTAAGAAGGTTGGCAAGGCACCAGGTTACGCCTTGTTGTCAAAAACGCATGGTTTGGATGCCTTCGACATCAAGTTTGTGGTGAGGGCCATGCGGAAGGCAGATTACTGGCAGTTTCCAGAGAAAGACGCCATGGAGCTTTTTAAGACACGGAAGCTTCCACAAGCCCAGGCCAAGCTCTATGGCTTCATCCTAAGCTACCAGGATGAACATGGAATGTTGCCGACAGTAACGGAATTGTCGGCTCACAGCGGAATGGCCAAGTCGGGACTGCCCATGGCTGTCCGTAAGTTGGAGGGCCGTGGTTATGTTAGACTCCCTTCCGCCAAAAGTAGGATCCAATTAATCGAACGTACGACAGAAGCTGAAACAGAGGTAGACGTATGACCAACCCAAAAGATTTGACTCTCAATGAGTACCAACAGTTAGCTGGTAGAACTGCCAGCACTACCAGCAGTTCTTTGGAAGACCTCGAACATGGAGTGATGGGGCTCGTCACTGAGGCTGGTGAATTGACGGATGCCTTCAAACGCCATCGGTTCTACGGCAAGGAACTGGATATTGACAATATCCGAGAGGAACTGGGTGACCTCCTTTGGTACCTCGCGTTGGCTGCTCATGGAACAGGCCTTTCTCTCGGTGCCATTGCCGACATGAACATCCGTAAGTTGAAAGCCCGTTATCCCGAAGGCTTCACCCAAGAAGCAGCTCTCAACAGGGATATAGAGGCAGAACAGGAGGCAATGACACCGAGAGAAAGTCTGGCTGAGGACTGGTAGGGAGACCATAATGTTGTTTAAGGTAGGGAACAAGGTCTTCACAACCCAGGACGGTCCTCTATTAGTTGTATTTACCGCCGAAGATCTTGAGAACATGGAACCAAAGGCCCGACGGTATGCCATCTTTGATAGCTGTCACTTTGAAGGCAAGGCACATATCGAGGCATGGATGAAGGATACACCAACAGGGGAAGACCCCACAGAATTTGGAGCCGACTTATGAAAGCACACAGATACCACGATTTTTGCGCTGGCCACCGCGTGGTTGGCCACGAAAACAAATGCCGTCACCTCCATGGCCACAACTACCGGGTGACTTTTTACTGTGAATCCCAAGAGTTGGATGGTGTTGGTCGTGTTGTTGATTTTGGAGGACGTAACCATGGGTAACACCTTCACGATTACACGAAAAATTGAAATTGATGCGGGTCATCGTGTCCAAACACATGGGTCCAAGTGCCGTAACATTCACGGTCATCGTTATACCGTCGAAGCCGTGTGTAAAGGGTTCCTTTACTTGGAAGGGGAACAAACGGACATGGTGGTGGATTTTGGGTTCTTGAAGACCTGCATGATGGATATTATTGATGTAGGGTGTGATCATGGTTTTATTCTGTCCATCCAAGATCAGCAGCTTTGTCCGGTATTCATCCATGACTTTGGCCGACACGTCTCTGCCATACAGAAAGCGTGTGATGAGAAGGGGTATTGGAATTCGCAAGAAAGTGACGTTGAGACTCTCCAAGGTACCAAGATTTATGTGGTACAGGGCATTCCAACCGCAGAGGTCTTGGCACAACACTGGTACCAACGTCTCAAAGAAGAGGTTCAAAAGAAATTTGGAAAGGATATCCTACACCAAGTGCGGGTGTATGAAACACCTAACAGTTGTGCAGTATATCCCGGACACGTTTAGGTTCCATGTGGTACCAGTTATGTGGTAACGGGAGTCGGCTACCAGCAGGGTCCATCACAAGGAGTTTAAATCGGAATCCAGCTTTTAAGCAGGCTTTCGCTTTGGCTTGAGTCATTTCCAATCTGGACCTTCTACCACAGAAGGTCCATAAGGATTTGACTTCCACTAATATGTTACGTATAGGAATCCAAAGGTCTGGATAGTATTTCCTATTACGTCCACCCAAATGGTAGGGAACCACAGGTAGATTATCATTGGCGCTCGTTTTTATATTTTCGGCAGGTATTTCTGTATTGGCCAAAATCCAAAGGATGGCTTGTGGTTCATACCCTTGGACTTGCACAAAGCGGTCTCCGAGTTTAAAATCCTTAGGTTGGAAAGCCTTTTGTCGTGCACATACCGGGCACCCTGAACCACGAATAACCATGCTTGGTTCAGCTTTCCATGTGTGGTTTTTAACACATTGGTGTCGGATGGCTGAGTTCGCCCCAACATATTTTTCGAGAACTTTAATCGTATTACCATGCATGTGTCTTACTTCCCGTAGGTATTGTTGGGGGTGTTTTCTTTTCCGTGATTGGGCACATGAGGGGCAACCACATCCAGAAGTTACTGATTGAGTTGATGCCGCCCATCGGTGATGACATAGATGGCATTTGTACCGAGATTTTTGTCGAGAACCCGGATTATACTCTAACACTTGGATAGTTGATCCATGGATCCTTCTTAGCTTTTTCTCGTAGGTAGTTAATGGTACCTTGGTTCCACGATGACGGTCCGCACAAATGGGACAATTGGTAGCTCTCAGTGCTCGGTAGGGAGAAGTCTCCCAATCGGTACTACACCTAAGGCATCGGTGTAATATAAAATGATTGGCTCCTCGGTATTGTTCCAAGCAAATTAAGTAACCTTGGTGCTTAGCTTTTAACTGTTCCAAGTAGTCCTCGTGGGTCCATGTTCGATTTCGTGTGTTGCAAGCAGGACAACCAGCACCTCTTAAAATAACGCCTGGTTTGGTGTACCATTTATGGTTACACTCAAGGCATTGGTGTAGGATTTTAATTCTTCCTTTGACGTAGGATCCGAGGACTTTAATTTTATTTCCATGTGGTAGCTGTTTGATCGCCTTTTTGTAGGTTTCTGTAGTATACTTAACACCGCGCATCCTATTTCTCCCGTGTATAAAAAGGTTATCTATTAAATTAGTATGTAAATAGACTTCAATAGGGAGGTAAACAAAATGAACGACATTGATTGGGAACAAGAACTAGGGGCTGGAGGCGCCCTCTGGATCCATGACGGCAATGGGCCTCACGCCCTGCTTACATCTGGCAACCACAGTGATGGCTTCTTCAACGCCAGCCAGGTAATCAAACACCCGACCTTGGTTTTGGATGTTTGTCTCCACTGGAAGGACCTTATGGCCTCCCATGACTTTCATTGGGTAATCGGGTCTGCCATGGGAGCAGTAACGTTAGCCCACCAAATGGCTTTAATCCTGGGAGGGTCTATTGGTGGAGACGTGTATACAGGCTTTACCGAACCCATGAGGGATGATGACGGCGAGAAGCAAATGGTCCTTAAGAGGTTTACCTTGGAACCGGGCCAACAAGTGTTGGTAGTCGAGGATGTATTAACCACCGGTGACACCACACGGAAGACCATCCAGGCTATCAAGGTACAAGGAGCCAAGGTAACGATGGTAGCAGTTATACTCAACCGAAGTGGTCACCGACATATTAATGGCCTACCTATCGTGTCCTTACTTGATAAACAACTCCAGATTTGGCCTCCCCATATGTGCCCACTCTGTGCGGACGGTTCTGAAGCTGTCCGCCCAAAAGAAAACTGGGACCTGTTAACAGCGTCATGAGTGCCTCGGAGTTAGAAAACTGGTACCGATCCCAAGTTACCACTGCTTCACCTTCCATTGTACAAGGAATACGAAACTTGAAGGGTATCTTACAAACGGGACAATACACAAGAACCCTATCTGCTGACAACCAATTGTTGGTAGTGGTTTTAATGAAAAACAACCAACCTGTTTGGCGGTATGAACTCTGGGTTTTGGAGACGTTATGACAGACGAGCAAATGCAGCAACTGTTGGATGAAGTGGTTCGGTTGGCAACGGAGGACGGTTATCCCCCCGAACTGACGAACAAGAACAACCTGCTTGACGCCCGTACAATGAAGATGACGACCACTGAGGAAACGTTCATCCGCCATTTCATTGAGGCTTACAGTTCCAAAGCCGGTATCATTTGTGTGATGGAACATGCTCTCGATGTATGGATGCGTCGGTATGAGGTACTTGAAAATAGTACCACTTATCACTACGCAGTGGTAACAGTACCAACACAACAGGGGTACGCTTTACGTCCGATTTACCAATCCAATAAGGATGGACATGGCTTTGATGCCCTCGGTCTTTTGAAGGACCAACCACCGGGGTCTATTGTGACCTTTCACACAGACCTGACGGCAGAACGGTTTTTTGCTGCCATGGATATATTGAAAGGATAAGAATGAAAAAGCTGGTTGACATCCCGGCTCCTAGGGTTAGGGTCCCGCTCCGTCCAGACCTAAATGAAGACCCACCAACACAAGGTGCCGCCTTTAAAGTAAAGTCTCCTGTGTCCGGACACCTAAGAGTGATTGCAACGTCATCCGATGGTTGGGACCACGTTTCTATCAGTCATAAATCCAGGATTCCTCTTTGGAAGGAAATGGAGTTTATCAAACGTATGTTCTTTCACCCGGACGAGGTGGCATTTCAGTTACACGTACCTCCAGCCAAGCACATTAACTACCATGCCAATTGCCTTCACTTATGGCGACCGCATGACCAACCAATCCCACTCCCTCCTATTGAAATGGTGTGATCATGACCATCAAGACCTTACCGCAAACGGAAGAACCATCGGTTCCTGATTACGGGGCCTTTCGCGTAGATGGATTCTATCCAGCCGAATACCCAGGGCTACCTAAAGGTAAAACCCTTAAACAGGTGGCAGCAGACAGTGCCAAACTCAATCCGGGGACCCTAAGGGTTGAGACCGTAGACGGAACGGTTTTGTGGAGGGCAGAATGAAAATCAAGATCCTGTATACAGAGCAACAAATTGCCGAACAAGTTGACGAGCTAGCGGAAAGAGTGGTGGACCGGCTCGGGCATTCTTTCCATGTCCTGTGTGTCCTTCAGGGCGCCTACATGTTTACCGCCGACTTGATGCGGGCCCTCGATCGCCGCGTTGCGAAGCCAACCCTGGGGTTTATCCAGGTGCAGAGTTACCAAGGGACTGAAAGCCGAGAGCTCAAGCTGGTTCAAGATTGCGGAGACCTACAAGGTAAAAGTGTGGTGGTAGTCGAAGATATTCTCGATACAGGTCAGACCCTTCGGTGGTTGAACGATCATCTCCGAAAGAAGGGTGCCCGCGAGGTCCTCAACTGTGTGTTGCTGGACAAGTTCAAGGCGGAACGTTGTGATCGTCTGTATGGGTTCCAATGTCCAGATGAGTTTGTGGTTGGTTACGGCTTGGATCATAATGGCCGGTATAGAGGGCTTCCTCACATCGGAGTGTTGGAGAGTTAAATGATCACAATCTTTTATATCGTGTACCTTATGCTGGGTCTAGGTACAGCTTTTGGTACCTCCTATGTATCTGACCTACTTCTGTACGACGGGCTCAAACATAGGATTGAGAACCTAGCCATGTGCCTCCTGATAATCCTAACGTGGCCTGGCGTGTTCGCTTTCAAGGTTAGGATAAAACGGTAGCACAGTGTCTACAATTAGTAGCCTTGCTCAAGGGTAGTAAAGGTAGTATCCGTATGGCTGAACAATGTAAGACTTTCCCACCCACAACAACAAGAGAGGAAAGAGTAGATGAGTGCGTTGAATGCAATTTATGAAACCGTTGGCGACCTTCAGGATGACCTGTTACAAGCTGCGTTGGTCCAAAACAATCTGACCTTAGTCAAGGAGATTGGTCGGAAGGCTGACCTGGACCAAGGGTTGGAGTGGAAGGATGTGGCAGGCATCTTGGGGAAGTTGGTCCCTGAATTGATGGATGTGGCCACCACTTTCAAAGAACTGGAAGGACAAGCCAAGAGAGAGTTCGTTGTGGACTGTCTGTGGGTCTTGTATAAGACCATAGACCCTAACATCCCTTGGATTCCAGAGCCAATGGAAACTAAGCTCGAACGATTGGTAGTTACTCGCCTGGGTGAGGCAGCCGTGGAGGCCGCCTACACCCTTGGTAAGATGGTGGGACGGTTCTGACTCCTTGCTTTCTACCCCTGATGGTTCGACTATTCTTGGGGACCTTTGCGGTCCCCACTTTTGCGTCCAGATGCTTGACAAATCCATTCAGATGTGGTATACTATAAGTATAGGGTGCGTATTGGGCGCGCTCTACACAGAACTAACCAAACCCGATGGAGGGTAATATGAACAAGAACAACAAAGACAAAGACCGAATCCTGCTGTTTGATCTCTTATGTAGTACACAATTAAAGTTCGGTAAGCTTTTGAAGAAACAAGAGCGTGATGTAGACCTGGACCTAGGTAACACATTGAGACAGTGCGCCTTGTTTGACGTTGACTCCACCTTCCCTGGGAAGTTTGATGAGAACACCCAACAGATGTTAGAAGAAGTAGTACTACCCTTCCCAGTTACAGGTGTACAGTTCGATGTGGACAACAAGCCGTTGGTACTCTTACGTGATACCGAAGTAGATGCCAAAGGCTTCAACACCACCAGGCTTCATATAGAGATAGGTCCCATGCAAGACGATGGCTTACCTTTCCGTCAACAGGGCCTCACAATCTATTATCTGACCCTATCAAAGGTACTTACAAGTTTGAATCTAAAAGAGGACGAAGTTAGTATAAATGTACTATACCTATCAGAGTACGTTATAGGGGCCAAGGGTACCACGGCTAAAGCTCTCGACCGCCCTACTTTTTACAACGCAGATGGAACGGTGGATCATATGGATCCTGATAGTGTGTGGTCTGTCAAAAGTTCGATAGTAAAGACAATGGGGACTATTGCTAGGATCGGAGATATGAGGCGTTTTATTGTGGAGTCAGAGGTTAGTGCTAAGCCGTTGTCCTATCGACGTAGACCCGCTGCGAAATTCGGGCAAAAGAAGGTCTTCCGCAGCCTTACCCTACCAGAAGTACACACGTTAGGTTTGGGTCAACAGAAAGATCAGAACCCTGACACCCCGTCAAAACAACGGACAATTGCCCCTCACCCAAGGCGTCGTCATAAACGTGTACTTCGTAGTCCTAGGTGGGGTAAACGACAAGGTGAGGTGATTGATGTAAAGGCTTGCTGGGTGGGACCTACTGAAATCAAGGACCGTCATGTCATCCACAAGGTAAGGATTGACTTGTAAATAGGTATAAAGCCATCAGACCTATTTGTGTGCTCGGACTTAGCCTGCCTCCTCCTACTGGCTAAGAGGCTAATTTTGGTCAATGACCACCAACACTAAAGGGAAGAGGGGATGAGCAGAAGCGGCAAATTTGATAAGATCAAGATTAGTCTTCAGGAATGGCTTCGCGGCCAAACATTCACCCGTGCCCTTGAGGCTCTGGAGTGTGGGCTATCCTTCCACACAGGTACACGCAAGGACGGCCACACTCCAGAGTTCAGCCATCAGCTAGAGATTGCTCACTATATAAGAACCTTACCTCTTGGGGAGAACCTGGAAAACTGCTTGATTGTGGCGTTCCTACATGATGTTGTTGAAGACCACTACACAACCTTGGATGCGCTGGAAGCCAGGTTCGGACCCTTCATTCGAGAATGTGTGGATGTCCTTACCAAACAGGGTCGATGGACGGACAAAGCTAGGCGAGAGTATTACAGGAGGCTAGGCACCAATTGTGTGTCCTCTGTGGTTAAAGGCGTGGATCGTATGCACAACGTCCAGTCTATGCAACATGTGTTTACCGTCAATAAGCAACAGAGGTACCTCCGGGAAGTGGAGAGGTGGGTGCTTCCAATGCTAAGACAAGCACACAAAGCCTACCCTTCTCAAGAAGCAGCCTACGAGAACATCATGTTTGTTCTGCAAGGTCAAATTGATCTCATCCGTCACATACATGTAGCCCAAGCCAAAGCTCGCTAGGCACCATACTCCTGGCTCTTGTAAATATAGCTGAAGGAGGACCAAATGAATATAAACCGATTTTTCTGTTGGATTGGGTGGCACGAATGGAAGTACCAGTATCAAGTAGGCCCAGAACCAGCCGACCGTCAATGTTTGCGGTGTGGGCGGTTCCAATACTTTGACGACTTTGACGACACTTACAAGGACTACACGATATGACCATTACTGAATTTATCCAGTACCTGAACCGTGAATTCCGTGAAGGCGCGGGCAAGACCCTGATAAACAGGTAGGACATGCCCCGGAACCAGATTCCACGGGCTTTGTTTGTGATATAATGCTTTACAGCCCTTTGTGGGTGTTGGTGGCCAAAGACCTAAGGGGTGCCCATCTTAGGAACCTGGCTCTTGAACAGTGTCCACCCAAACTACCATGAGGACCACTGTCCTGACCCTGGTGATAGGGTCAATCTTACTCAGCGCCTTCCATTGGTTAGTGCCTGAAACACCTATTACAGAGGTGGGGGTTGTTGTAACCCTGATTGCCGTAGCCCTGGCTTGGGCCATAAACCATTACTGGAACCAATATGACAAAGATAACCCACATTAACATAACTGTTCATTGAGAGGTTGCCATGACTACCTGGTGGAAAGTTGGTGTAATTTTGATGGTAATGATGTTCGTGGTGGTGGCCTGTATGTCTGCTGTGGACATGAGACGGACAGTTCCCGTGATGGCCCCTCCCGACCATCCTCCCCAAACGGCTCCTATTGGAGGTGGCCAAGGTGGAGCCGGGACTCCTGGGGCTTGGCCAGAAGAAGCCATGGAAGGAGAGGCAAGCCCTGAGTACGAACCACCGCCCAGCATGGAAGACCAAGGTTACTCGCCGCCAAATCATCACGTATGGAGTTACTTAAAGGCTTATGATTCCGAGCCTGCAGGGTACGCCATGTACACTTATGTCCTGGCCGCCCGTAAAGTAATAGAGGGCCAGCCTGCCCAGGTGCGGTTACAGGCTCTTGTCGAAGCAGTACAGGCATCCACTACTAGCGACGAAATGTCCCGAATAGCTTTGGACCATGCAAATCTTTTTCTAATACCAGGAGGCGATTACTACCACTATGATCTTTCTTTGTTAGTGTTACAACAATTCCGCATTACGATGAGTTCCCTTGGTAAAAAGCTGGATCGAGCCGGTCCTTACTTGGTGTCGGTCATCTACCCAGCATCCCATGTAGTTGAGCAGACCCTCATGCGGAGACCTGTGGAGACGCCCATCCTGATTGCGGACCTGTCCAACACTAGTCCCGCTGTTATGCGAGACCTTGTAAGGATGTATAAGTCTCGACTCAGCGGACCAATGTTAACCCAACCTGTAAATGAATTTAAGAGTTTGAGGCTTCAACTAGCCTCTATACTGACCACCGCCGATGACTACCTGTTATTGATCGGCAAGCACCTGAAGGAGATAAAGGGATGAAGATCCTGAAGTTTGAAGAGGTAACGGACGAAATGATGCCTGACCTGGACCACCTGGAAGCCATCCATTTGGTGGCTTTTGACATGGGGTACCTAATGGGTAACATGTTGGAAGACCAAGGGTTGTTGTTGCAGGCCGAAGGAACCTACGACAAGGAACAGGGTATCTTTTCTATCAAGGAACCCTTTGTCTTCTGCCACTCCATGTTCCAACCACTTGATGGGGCCAAGGTTCACGATGGTGTGATACGACTGGCTTTCCAAGGGACCTATGCTTGGGGTTGGAAACTTACCTTCGAAGATAACGCCGAGGCGATCCTGGTTCACAACGATGGACCACGAAAGCAGGCGTTCAACCATAAAACCGGATACGTTACGGTGGCTCCTGATGATACCAACTTTCGATCAACCGTTCATTGATCAACACGGGTGGGTGGCAGGTGTTGATGAAGCCGGTCGTGGTCCATGGGCTGGTCCTATCGTGGTAGCGGTAGCCGATATAGGAGGTCAACAGTTTACGGGCCTGGACGATTCCAAAAAACTTAAAGAACACCAACGCGAGCGCCTATATGAGGAGCTAGGTCGCAAGAAGGATGTTCGGTGGGCTTGGGCTCAGGTATCAGCCCGACGTATTGACAAGATAGGCATCGACCCTGCCACCCGTAGGGCCTTAAAAGAGGCTTACCAAGATTTCCGGCCACCTTTCCTTATGATTGATGAGATGTCTATCGACGTGCCAGCACCTCATCAATTCTTCATTAAAGGGGATACTCAAAGCCCATCCATTGCAGCCGCTTCTATTGTAGCCAAAGTGGTGCGTGACAGGATGATGCTGGAACTGCACAAAGAATTCCCACAATATGGGTTTGACCGACACAAAGGGTACGGGACCGAACTCCATCGGAAAATGATTGTGAAGCATGGACTCTGTAGAGCCCACCGGAGGTCCTACAAACCCATTAAACGGTATCTGGGTGGGTTTACACCCTGACCAACTAGGACCTCCCGTAGGTCCTTACACAGCAAGGAGCCGAATAAAATGTTACGAGAAGCCATTGACCGCCTCGACGATCAGATTTCATCCATTGGGTTTGGTGGAGATTTCTCTCCCGTCTGCCACCAACTCGCCCAGTTGGTTACACAGGTGTGGCCTGAACGAGATAACGTTCCTCGGGACCAACTCCAAGACCTTTCTGGCCTTTGCCTGGAAATGTTGGATCGAGGTGCCGTCAAGATCTCGGAACCAGACCCCAGCGGGCACAAACATGACAACGGGATACCATCCTACGTCATCAATGATTGGCCCAAGCTTGGTATCTTGATGTGGTTCAAGAGCCATGACATGGAGGTGATGCGCACCAAGTCTACTTCGGGACCCGGTATGCAGGCGATCGACCAGATTGCCTACGACAAAGTACCACTCAAAACCAGTCGGTGGGGTAAACAGGATTTTGAAGCCCATGGCTTCCGCGTGGTTCCCGGAGGTGTTATCCGTTACGGAGCCTATATAGCACCCAACGTTATCCTGATGCCGTCTTTTATTAACCTGGGGGCCTACGTTGACAGCGGTACCATGATTGATACCTGGGCCACTGTCGGGTCCTGCGCTCAGGTCGGGAAGAACTGCCACATTAGTGGTGGTGCCGGTCTTGGAGGGGTACTGGAGCCCATTAACGCACGTCCTGTTATTGTTGAGGACGATTGCTTTATCGGTGCCCGGTCAGAGGTTGCGGAAGGGGTGGTGGTCGGCCGTGGATCGGTGTTGAGTATGGGTGTCTATATTGGCGCCTCCACGCCGATCCTGAACCGTAAGACGGGCGAGATCACTACTGGTTATGTGCCACCCTACTCGGTGGTGATTCCAGGGGCTCTACACAAAGGCCAATGTGGGCCCTCCGAAACGATGCGTGGCCTTTATATTGATTACTCTACCTATGCCGCAGTTATCGTCAAGACCGTAGACGAAAAGACACGGGCATGTACTAGTATCAACGACCTACTGAGGGACTAATCATGACCACACAAGAAGACCTGAACAACCGATTTACCTACCATCCACCCAAGCCAGGGCAGGCGGATCGTTATGTCAAGATTCGAGACACTGCCCACGAATTTGCCTCCTTGCTCAACGACGAATGCCCAGATAGCCGGGAGAAGTCGGTGGCTTTCACCAAGTTGGAGGAGGCCGTTATGTGGGCTAACGCCTCGATCGCGAGGAACGAGTAATGTCCAAGACCTTGACCAAAGCCGCCTTGACCTACATCGGGGAAGCCATTCGAGCCACCATGCAGAGCATGGGTGCCTTCATTGGTGACGACGTAGGCTACCAGCGGTTCAAACAAACAGCCGTCCAGCACTTGGGGACCACTGCCCGCTTACCTCAGAATTGGGGCTGGCGTGTATCTATCCCTGAGGACCTTAATACGCCAGAGGTCAAGGACAAACATGAAATGTGGGTCCTTGTCCGCATCACCACCGACGATGGAGTAGTTCATCCTGTCCGAGTACATGTGGCACCTCGCTATGGGGACGTACTCGGAATCAACCCTGTTATTCAAGTCAAGTACACACCAAAGGAGTAAACACATGGCCCTCGTAGCAGTCGTAGTAAAATACAACAAAGAAGGCGCTCTCAGCGGTCCGCATAAGGAACGCCTGGCCTACCTACAAGGTCAGGTTTTGCCGGGCCCGAATGGCGAACCCCCGACAAGCCAGGACCTACATGTACATGTCCACAACCACCGAACCGACACTCTGGATTCTGAACTCAAGGAGGCCTCCCTATGACCATCAAACGTGTACCGCTTTTAACCCGCTCCGGTTACGGTTTGTGGAGTGCTTTCGTTAACCTGTTATACTGGGGGTTCAACTTCTACCGGTTACCAGGAGCCCTCAAGGAGCTCAAGCACATCGATTCACGTGTGACCGGTCCGCGGGCTACCACAAACATTGAAGCCTATATGCGGGGCTTCCAGTGGACGGAAGACAAACCCACCGATTGGAAGCCCTGGGTTATCACGATCTTGGCCCGCAAGTTGAAGGATGACTGTGATGGCGCCGCCACTTTGGGTAAATACCTGTTCGACCAAGGTGGGCGTCCTGCGAGCCTGTTTTTGTTGAAAGGGCCTGACGGCAACCACATGGTGGCGGTCACAGATGACAGTAACTTTATGGTGTCGAACGCCAATGTGGTAAAGTTACACGACGTAATTGGTCCATACCAAGAGCCCTATCAGAAGGTCCTTGGCTACCACAATGGCCAATACACTTCCATCCAAAAGTGGTAAGAGGGAGGCAGTGATGACCCTTGGTCACCCGAGAATCATGGTTTTTATTGACGGGTCCAATTTCCATTCTACTTTAAAGGCTCTTAACCTAGACATCTGTTACAAACGTTTACATGCGTACTTGAGTGACCAAGGGGTCGTTCAACGCATCTACTATTATACCGCGTTGGATGAGGGTGATTACAATCCCCTTAAACCCTTGGTAGACTGGATGCACTACAACGGTTATCACATTGTGTCCAAACCAGTAAAAACCTGGAAAGCCCCTAATGGTGACGTCCGCCGTAAGGGTAACATGGATGTGGAGATGGCTGTAGACATGCAATCTTTCGCTGATAATTATGACACGGCTTTCCTGTTTACCGGGGATGGGGACTTTCGGTACCTGGTTGACAAACTACAACAACTAGGTAAGAAGGTAGTTGTTGTGTCTACCAAGAAAACGGACCCTCCAATAGCGGCGGACGAACTACGTCGCCAAGCCGATGAGTTCCGCGACCTGGTGGAAATTAAAGATAACCTTGTCAAGAAATGAGGGCCCGAGATATAAGTGCCTTCATTGGTATACTGAGGGACCACTGGGACCTCTTTTGCCAGGACTGTAAATGGTTTAAGAGAGACGCACAACATTCCTGCACTGGTTGGTGCACCAAATTTGACAAACTCGTAACCCTACACTGGGGTTGCCGAGGAGACTGTAAATGACACTATTATACAAGGGTAAAGCAAAGGAACTTCATACCGTGAAAGACGCGGGCTTGTTGCGGATGTTGTTCTGTGATGACACCAGTGCCTTTGATGGCAAAAAGACAGACCAGCTGGCAGGCAAAGGTCGGTTGAACGGCCTGTTCAACTGGCATATTATGCAGCTTCTGCGGAGTAACAACGTCCATACCTGCATGGTGGACAAGTTATCTGACACGGAATACCTGGTAGCCCAGCTGAAGATGTTTAAAGTAGAAGTCATCGTACGTAACGATGCGACCGGTTCCTTCTGTCGGCGTTACGGCTCAGAATTTGAGCTCACCCAGTTCGACCCTCCACTGGTAGAGTTCTGTTACAAGTCCGACGAACACGGTGACCCTTTGATCAACATGCCGGCCATTGTGGCCCTGGGCTTGGCGACCAAAGAAGAATTACTTACCATGCAAGACCTGGCCCTCCACATCAACAGTGTCCTCCGCCGTTTCTTTGGTCAACGAAAGCTGAACCTCGTCGACTTCAAGTTGGAGTTTGGCACTACCACACACCCATACAAGGTACAAGGCGAGGACAGGGCTCCTGCTGGGTTTGGGTGGACAGAGGATGTATTGATGCTGGGTGACGAGTTCTCCCTTGACAGTTGCCGCCTGTGGACCAAAGAAGGCAGAGGCGAACGGTGGTGGCGGTGGATCCGTCACGACCTAGGGCCGGTCATTGAGGGTTACCAAGAGGCACTCGATGCTGTCACAGGAGGCCTATAATGTTAGAAGCTCTAAACTGCCCTGCTTGTGGTGGCTATGCCATTACCTCCAACGACCTCGAGGGACAACGATTCTCGGTCCAAGTGATGTGTGATGATCCTGTGGACTGCGGGGTTGCGGGCCCTGTGGCTTATGACACGATACCTGCTGAGGAATCTGTGTCCAACAATATGCTGGACCACAAGTTGGAGCACGGGCACTGGCCTCAGAACATGACTCATGTCACCCAAGCCGCAATCGAACGGTGGAATAAGATGGTGGGCCAAGACAAGCAAGAAGTTATGGTCCTACGTCAGTATGGTAACAAAGATTGTACTATAATGGCGGATGAACACCTTACAAAGCTGAGGGATCAAGGTAACTATACTGACATGGAGGACAGGGCATGACGCGGGAAGAACTACAAAAAGCCGCCGACAACAAGGTTCCTGCCCAGGTAGGCTCTAAATCAGGTAGAGTCCATGCCTACGATATTGCAAGGGATCGGGTTGCTATCCAACTGGATGATGAACAAGACCTACACTGGGAACCTATTCGAAACGTCCTGGTGATTCGCGGTATCCTGAGAGTGGTGACATGACTACCCATAAGCTTCCTGACGGTCCTGTTCCGGGGACCTCCACACACCAGACTCCTTAGGTGGAGAATGGTTATGGCGGGTTGGGAAGGATGGAGTAGGTCAATGGAAACCGGTTATAACCGACCTCGAGCTCGAAACATCCTTTCCCAAAGAGCCAGTAATGGGCCAAGCCCATGAGGACAAGGCGGGTAGAATATGGACATGGACCCCGACAACGGACGATAATATTTGCAGATGGAGGTACCTGAAATGACTACCTACCCTTGGAGTCTTGAGGAAACTATCAGGAACCTCAAGAGAGGTTCCCAAAGTCCTACCCTAATCCAACAGTTGGTCGAAGCCTATGAAAAACTGTTGGGTAATGGCAGGCGCCCCTCTTGGGACCAACACTGGATGAATGCTGCTCACATGGCCAAGCAGATGTGTACCTGTCAATCCAGAGCTGTAGGGGCAGTATTCGTCCAAGATAAACGTCTGTTAGTATCAGGGTTTAACGGGGTGCCTGCCAAGTACCCACACCCAACAAGCTGTTTGCGTAAAGACCGAGGGTTCAAGAATGGCGAAGCTTTACACCTTTGTCCTTGTATGCACGCGGAACAAAACGGTATCTCCAATGCTGCCCGACATGGTATTGAGTTGAAGGACAGTACGGTATACGTGACTTGTATGCCCTGTCAGATGTGTATGGGTATGCTGGCAAACGTAGGCATTAAACGGGTGGTGTATGACGGGGAGTATCCTGCAGCCGAAACGAGGGATGCTATTGCCAACTATGCAAGCATCCAACTCCAACAATTAGGTGATCTCAATGAGTAGGATCTGGGACTGGATATGTGGACGGCCTCGCTGGCCTCCCAAGAACTGGAAGGGAACCAAAGTCAAGGGAATGGTGGGAAAGACCTACGGCCAATTAACGGTGTTGGAAGAAAGCCCTGAGAGGGCCTCCAACGGGGCTATAATATATTTGTGTCTTTGCGTATGCGGAAAACGTTTGGAGGTCATAGGCACGGTACTCCGGCGTAAGAAATGGCCAAAGCATCACTGTGGGTGCCTGAAAAAACCCAGAGTTGTGGTAAAGCAGGGACCGAAAAAAGAGTCCCTCGCCCAAGAGATCGTTCCTAAGTTCGATCTGCCTGCCATTAACGATGGGTACCCTATGCCTACCCATCACAGTGGGGCCAAACGACCTGTTATCCGAGAACGACCGGAAGAGACCCGTGTACTGGACACCACTAAGCAAAAGCTAGCTGTTTTGCAAAAGGTGACAGGACAAACCACCGTCACCGCAGAGTCCCCTGTACAAAGAAAAAGACGCCAACAAGCCGTTTGGCAGGCCATGGAAAACAGGTGGAGGATAGAGAAGTCCGAGGACTTCAAAATGGGGATCAACCAAAACCATCGGATACGTCTCCACACGGAGCCCTGCGTAGCTTACTTTATGTGCCCAAATTGTGGGCAGTCCCTGGCAGATCAGTGCGACACAGGATACCCACAACTGCGACTTGACCAAATGATGGGCCCTTACCTTGAGGTTGTTGCCATGGGCAGAGAATCAAATTGCTGTAAGTTTGGTTTCATGGTCCTGGTAGCGATCCAGTCTCAAGAGGATGGTACTCTTTTCAAAGGCCACAGCCGCCGTTGTCAACCGACAAGAACACCAACGATTACTGGAGCAACAGGATGGCTCGAAACAAGGATAACACCAATTTACCCACCCGTGATTTTTATACATGCAGAAACTGTAATCAGAAGCTTATGTTAAGCGGCCCTGAGAGGCGGCAGGGCACCAGGCAGGTATTCTTATACAGAAACCAATTCTCTCATAAGTGCGTCGATGGTAAGTACGGCATACTTGAACTCCAATACTACGAAATGCAGGGATAAACAATGTTGAGTCCACTACGCAAACCCGAGTTTTTTCGTTTCTGCATGGAACACAAAGCGCTCCGTTTTGGAAACGTCACCCTACCATCTGGTACAGTATCCCCTTATATCTTCAACCCTGGCGAGATTCTCAATGGGTTCGGGTTATCGGTCTGGGGTAAGTTTATGGCCGAAGGTCTGGACGCTGACTGGGGTATCGGTCAAGACTTTAACCTAGTGTGGAGTCCGACCGGTGGGGTTCCGCACCTCATTTCTACCGTCATTGGCATCAACGACCTCCACGCCTTTCGTATGACCTACAGCTTTGGAGATGAACAAGGTTTCCATGGTGATCCTCAGATTTATGGGTCCAAGGTCGTCCTGTTGTTCGATCAGATTACTGATGGTAAGGAGATTGAGGAAGCCCTGAAATGGATGCGTCCACATGGGTGTAAGCCTGTTGGTGTGTTGGTAGCCCTTGACAGAAGGGAACGAGTTCCGAATGGGCACACACAACACGCGTCCATCATTGAGATGGAGGTTAAGACTAAGGTCCCCGTCAAGTGCTTGGTGACGTTTAACGACATGATCAGGTTTGTGCGTGAACAACTAGGGCCTGAGTCTCCACAGTACAGAAGCCTAGTCACACATAAAGCCAATCAAGGGATTGACAAATGAAAATCTGGTTGGATGACGAACGCCCTGTTCCTGATTCCAGCTGGAAAGCCGTGCGTTGGCCCGAAGAAGTTATTGCCCTCTTGGAGCAACATGGACCAAACGTTTTAAAGATTAGCCTGGACCATGATCTTGGTGACGTTGGATCCAACAAGGAACGAACAGGTAAACAGGTTCTCGATTGGATCGAGGAACAAGTAGTATTGTACGGGTACCATCCACCTCTGATATACGTTCACACAGCCAATCCAGTAGCAAGGCAAGTGATGTGTGATATAGTGGCCAGGATTTATGCAGTGGCCATCTCATTAATGGACAAAGGAGGCGGTTGTGAATCAATATAAGAGGGAACCAGAGGTCCCGGCTTTCCCAACCTTTGGGCTGTATGCCTGTCATCTTTGTGATAAGAAATGGGCAGCCTCTGGATCAGATATGGTTGGTCATAGGGAGACATCCATGGAGAATGGCACTGTAAGGCATAATTGTCAGGATGGGGAACGTGGGTACGTAAGGATAACCAAGGCATGGAGGAACATATCAGACGAAGAAGTAGAATCCCTCCGATCCCTGTACTCCACCTATGGGCAGCAACAACACCAGTATACGCTGGATCTTGGTAGCGGAGGAATTTAGGGAACCTTATATCTGTTGGCAGGAAGTAGGAAACACATTCTTTAAACGGAGTAACAGATGAAAATTACCCTTTATGACGGACAGGATTATGACCCCGAGACCTTGGCTATGTTACAGGCTTTCTATAGCCGGAGCCCAAAACCGATTGCCGATCGGGTTGCAGCCATGGAGAAGGACCCAAGACCTTTGATGGACCAGTACTATGTGGGGTATGGCCACCGTTCTATTGGTGACTGTGGAACCACTACGGTCTTCATGGAAGGTGTGTCCATGTTATTCGCCAAAGCCATCCAGGACTGGCCCCTCTACAGTGGGCAAGAAGGCTCGACCCGTTACATGGACTTTGGTAAAGGTGGTTGCGTCAATCCAGTAGGGTCGGCAGATGGGATGCAGATCCAACAAGGGTGGTTTGCCTTGTACAACCGTTATATGCCTCTGGTACGTGAGGCCTTGGCCAAACGTCACCTCTTCGAGTTCAAAGGGCAGGAGAACCCTGGTACGGCAAGGAAAGAGCATAATAGATCTATCAGTGCCCGGGCTTTCGACATTTGCCGTAGCCTCCTTCCATGTGGAACGCTCACTCAACTATCTTGGACGACAAACCTCCGACAAGCCAACGACCACCTAATGAGGCTGAGAGCACATCCGTTGGAGGAAGTACGCGAGACATCGGCCAAGGTGTACCTACAATTGGCGGAAAAGTACCCGCATAGTTTCAGCCCTGACCATTACGCTGGCGCTAATTTTAATTCAGGCGCGTTTAAGGGTGTGAGCAGCCAACAACATCTGGAGTACCACCAAAAGTACCCTGGGATCTTCTACGGAAATCCAGAATTGGATACGTTTTCCAGTAACGATCTGAAAAACGGTGGGCTGGAATGTAGTACCGAACTTCTGGACTTTTCGGGTCTTTCCCATGCCCAAGGGGCACTGGAAGATCGACCTCGAGGTACAGAGGTACCACGGTATTTTGATCAATTCGGTGTCCTACGTTTTGGGTTCCTGTTGGATTTCGGATCCTTCCGGGACATCCAGCGCCATCGTAACGGTGTGATTCGTATGCCTGTAGTAACAAGAGCTTATGATCTCCACCCTTGGTACTGGGGTCAGTACCAAGACCTTTTGAGTGGGTCCTTATTTACAGGTCTATGCTCACATATCCAGGATCTCTTGGCGCGGGCGGAAAGGCTCCAAGCAGAACCTAGAGTAGAACAATACTACCTACCTATGGGGCTTCAGGTTCCAGTGTTTGTTACCTGGACCGTACCTCAATTGGCGTATGTGGCTGAGTTACGTTCGGGTCGTGCGGTACATCCAACGTTACGTGTAGTAGCCCATCGTATTGGGCAATGGGCGCAAGAAAACATTCCAGGTTTAAAGCTCTACCTCGATAACGAACCTGACGGGTTCCAACCTGTACGAGGAGGGCAAACCATCGAGAGGAAATAATGCAAATCGGTCCACCAGTTTTCCCACATGAAAAAGCGGAATGGGAAAAGCCTACCCGCATTATTCAACGTCAGGATCCGGATACTGGGTGGTTCATCACGATCCCTATGGATGAGTTAAGGGCAGGGGACGTATTCAGGCACTATGAACCTGACGGCAGGCTTATCGTGGATAAATATGGTCGCAGCCAGTTTATCACCACGGAAGACCCACGACCAGTGGATCCACATAACGTGTTTGAGTTCACCGTCAACATCAAACACTGGGAAAACGCTTAGGAGCCGATGATGACAGGAACCAGAAAAGACTTCGCGCCAACCATTCATTCTAAGGACTGGGAATCCGCCGACAATGAACTGGTGTTAAACAAAGGAGAGGCAGGGGATGGTATTACTACGGGCTTTGGGGGTATCCGTATCCTGCGCGGTACAAAGCCTGATTTTTTGATCAGATTTACCGAGAGTGGCCAACGCCAGCCAAATTATTGGCTCTTAAACCTTGGAACCACAAGAAGGTATAAACCAGGGCCACAAGTACCCTTCGTGTTAACAGAGCCGAGATAAGGAACAATATAATGGATTCTGAACCCTTGCTCGCTCTCCTGAGAGAATGTAACAATGCTCTTACCTTATTCCGCAAAACTAAGTACGAGGGCAGTGACCTTGAGCTACGCGTCCGACGCCAACTAGGTCTCCCTATCCGGAGAGTCTCTACCATGGCTTGTACGAGTCCTACTGAAAGTTGCAGTCCAGGAAGCGTTGTTGTCCCACCACATATGAGACCAAGGAGCACGTAGCATGATTTTCGGACGCCAGGACTATAACCGCCGGATTGTGGATAAAGCTGGTTTAATCCCCGAGGATGAACCGGTATTCTTGATTCGAGGGCAGGATCCAGTAGCTGTAAAGGTGGTAAAATACTGGGCTCAAGTCACTGCCAACCGAAACCGGGGACCTTCTGATGTAACCCAGAACGCTCTCCAACAAGCAGAAAGGATTGTTCTCTGGGCCAACAAAAAGCCGGTGGATATACCCACACCAGAACCAGAGGAAGACCTATCCTATCTGGAACCATTCTCCACTGATGGGTGTTCAATGTTTCCGGATGGTAAGTGGAGAGAGTGTTGTGTGGAACATGACAAGGCATATTGGAAAGGTGACCCCGAGGATAAAGAGGGTCGCCGCAAAGCAGACTTAGAATTGATGGCGTGTGTTGCCAGGAAGGGATACCCCTTCACCGCGTTCGTCATGTACGTGGGAGTTAGAATAGGTGGGAGTTCCTGGTGGCCCACCTCTTGGCGTTGGGGTTACGGGAGAAAATGAAGACAACGACGAAGGTACAACATTTGGTAGTAGTACCCTACCGATTTAAGGACGAAGCCCTTGAATTCCTCGTCTGTATTGAGGACCATCCAGTGTGCGAGGTAGAACCTCTCTGTGCTATCCTCAAGGAGTTGGAACCCTCAGATTCTTGTACCCGCGAGGTAGCCCTGTCCACGTTTGACACGATGGGCTATGACTTCCCGATCGAGGCCATGATTCCTCTTGGTAAATGTTGGTTGTCCAAAACAGAAACAACCATCTGCCATTTATACACGGTTAACCTGACCGACAAAACCCCAGTTTCAAAAGGGGACTGTAAATGGATATCAGAAAAGTCGGTCGTGGCATCGCCCGACCCTTTGGTACACATTACAATCAATAAATTGCGGAACCTACCACCGGGAGTAAAAGGAGATGATTCGCTGGTTGAAGAAGACGGTCAGGAGCCGATTATCTGACCGACGACCCAAGGTGATTGAAGACTGGTGTCAACAATTTGGCATCGCATTAGTGACCCAATACCACATGCCCTTTCATTGTGGTCAACTGGCACAATTAGCCTACTCCTCAATACCAAACAAGAGCTGCAGTAGCCTAGTGTGCTCGAACTGTGGTCTGCAATTAACGCAGGTCGAGAACAACCTGTGGATGTTGAAACACCGACCTACTGTTAAGAAAGTGCGTCCAAACCCTGACCAGGAAGAATTACACCAGATGGCTATGGCATACTTCCCCTATGAAGAACAATATTGACCATTAGGAGCCGATTTAATGGATTACCAACCCGCATCTCAAGATACCATTGAGAAGAAATACCTGCTTCGAGACCACCAGAACCGACCAGTAGAAGACATACCAGGCCTTCACTTCAGGGTAGCCAAGGCATTGGCGGGCCAAGAGACAGAAGACAAGAAAGACTACTGGGAAGAACGGTTTCTCTGGGCTCTTGAAAACGGTGCAGTTCCCGGTGGAAGGATTATTGCCAACGCAGGCGCCCAAGACTACAAACCAGCTACGTCCCTCATCAATTGCACGATGAGTGGGACTATCCTGGATGATATGGATTCTATTCTATCATTGGTCCGTGAAGCGGGATTAACCCTCAAGGCTGGGTGTGGAATCGGATACGACTGGAGTTGCTTGCGACCATCAGGGGCCTTTGTCGGAGGGGCAGGCGCCTACACCAGCGGGCCCATATCTTTCATGCACATTTATGACAGTATGTGCCGCACTATCAGCTCTGCAGGGGACCGCCGAGGAGCCCAGATGGCGACCATGGATATCCGGCACCCCGACATTGAAGCCTACATCCGTGCCAAGCGGGAGCCTGGTGTCCTAACACAGTTTAACCTGTCTGTGTTGTTTACACAGGACTTCATGCAGGCAGTTGAAGAAGACAAAGACTGGAACCTGATTTTTCCTGTTCATTCTGGAGAATGGTGGGACCAAGAATACTTAGGTACTTGTGCCGTTGACAGAGATCCCCCACCCCCTATCGAATACGACTGGGTATGGGCACACTGGCCGGGCACGGAAGACCATCCCCATAAAAACCGGAATGGTGGGGGGACCGTCCCATGTAAGATTTACCGAATGATTAGGGCCCGTGACCTATGGCAAACGGTCATGCAGTCTGCCTATGACTTTGCAGAGCCAGGATTTATGCTGGTTGACAGACTGAACGACCAGAACAACCTGTGGTGGTTGGAAGAAATCCGTGGAACCAACCCATGTGGAGAACAACCCTTGCCGCCGTATGGTGCCTGCCTGTTGGGATCCATCCTCTTGACAATGTTTGTAGACAACCCATTCACTGACAAAGCTACGTTTAACTTTGAAGGGTTCAAGGAGGTAGTACGGGTATTCACTCGTATGTTGGACAACGTGGTGGACATCTCTGGGCTCCCGTTGGAGAAACAGCGAGAAGAAATTCTCGCCAAACGTAGGCATGGTATGGGGTTTATGGGTCTGGGTTCTGCTTTAGCTATGATGGGTGTTCCTTACGGATCGGAAAAAGCCCAGGCTTTCACCGAGGAGGTTGCCAAGACAATGGCAATCACTGGGTGGGAAGTAGGGGTAGAGCTGGCGAAAGAGAAGGGCGTGGCCCCTGTGCTGGACCAGGAATATGAAATCACTGCCGAAATACGTCATCGGCTGAAAGATTACCTAGGTGGGGATTTACGAATAGGGGACAAAGTAAACGGCTCTCTTTTACTTGCATATGGGTCCCGATACCTGGCCCAGTTCCCAAAGGAACTCAGGGCCGCCATTGAAAACCACGGATCTCGGTTTACCCACCACACGTCCATCGCACCAACAGGGACCATCAGTTTAGGGTTTGGTAACAATTGTTCAAACGGTATCGAGCCAACGTTTGCCCAACGATATGGTCGCAACATCACGCAACCAGATGGGTCCAAGAAGAAGGTGAAGGTATACTCAGCAGAGTTGATGGCGTATGCTAAATACATGACACGATCCAGAGGTGACGCGGTTTATGAACCTGATGACCTCCTGGACTACCCCAACGAGGTAGGAAACAAGCTACCGAAAGGATTCGTTGACACCGCTACCATTACGCCGGAACAACACTTGCGGATGCAGGCAGCAGCCCAAAAGTGGGTGGACTCCAGTATATCCAAGACCATCAACGTACCAGAAGACTTTCCGTTCGAGGACTTTAAGGGTGCGTATTTGTTGGCCCACCAACTAGGCCTAAAGGGTTGTACCATGTACCGCCCGAACCCAGACCGTGGTGAGGCTATACTGGTGCGTGAAGAGGAGACTCCGGCTATCATTGTGTTTGAGACAGAAGCCGGACCAGTAGAGGTACCACGAAACCAGATGATCGACTACCAAGGTGAGCAAGTATTGGCCCAGGAATTGTGGCAACGCCTGCGACAAGAAACCCAAACAACATGACCTGTTTGATAAGGAAGTAGCATGGTGTCATTTATACAACGGTGTACCCATCGTGAATGTCCTGATGGTAAGGTAGGGGAGCCCGCGTCTTATGTTGTTTGTCAAAGATGTTGGAGGGGGTCCATTTGCCGTACATGTAAATACGCGGAAGACAGACCATACGTGAATCGTTGTACCACGGCACTAGCTTTGGTACTGTCAGGACTAGGGATTCACCTTTTAATTACATTGGGTACATCCCTTTAACGTAACCAAGAGGGCCGACATGGATAATACAGAACGACCAACCGGTAATTTGGCACAACAAGCGGAGGGCATGTCTTTCCGCCTCCCAGACCTGATCAACCAACGAGGTCAGATTGTACCGCGTAACAAGAGTGAGGAGGTAGAACTCCAACAGCTCTACAAAGCGTTCGGTGTAGAACCCCTTGGCAAGAAATACCGCAAACGCCAGGAAGCCATCAACAAAGTCGAGAAGGACATGCCGATCCTGGCCTGTACGATTGTTTCTGTTGGTCAAGCAATGACCATCAAGGGCATCTGTCGGTTGGTAAACAAGCAAGACTTATGGCCCCTCTACCAACGGATGAAAACCAACCGTGAGAAGGTACGCATCCAACAAGAACAAGAACTGGTGATAAAGCAGCAGCAAGCGGCTTTGGCCAAGCATCGCCAGAAACAAGGTACGACACAGATTCCTGAAGGCATCCCTGTGAAAGAGGGTGACGGGGTTGTCAGTATTAGTTTGGACCAACCCATCATGCCACAGGCAGACGAGCCCCTCGAGTTTGAGGACCAAGAGGGATTACCAGAGGAACCGACACCCGAAGAGTTGAAGCAACTTGTAGGAGAAACCTTGGGTATGAATCCTGACGAGGTTGTTCTACCGATAGAGCCTGAAGGTATTGCGGAGGAAGATCCAGGTGAGGTAGTTGAGTTCGCCGACAAGATGGGCACCCAAGACACCATAGAGATAGAGATGGATGGTAATGACGTGTCTGGCCAGGAATTCGGTCAGGATGTTCCACCTGTGTCGTTGGAGACTCCTGTAGATCCAGAACCTCTTAAAAAGGTGACGGTCGAAGAGGTGGCACCCGCCGTAACCATCACACGACCTGGCGAAGAGGCCAAACAATTTCCTGATGCCTCCAGCAACCAAGCTGTTCAGTGGGGTACACCGAAATGAGTATCCAAATGATGATAGACCTGGAGACGTTAGGTTTGGAACCCGGCTCCGTTATCTTGTCCATTGGTGCCGTTGTATTTGATCCCAATGCAGGATGGGTTCCTGATTTACCCCCCTATTCCAGAGGATCCCAATTCCATTAACGAAGTCCCTGGCTATTTTTACGCCAACATTGATCCGGAGGACGCCCAACAACAAGGCTTGACAGTGGATGCCGGGACCGTCAAATGGTGGATGAGACAATCCAAGGAAGCCAGCTCTTACTTGGAGGTAAACCAACGTCCTCTCCAAGACGTGCTCCATGACCTATACTATTTCTGCCTGAAGACAGCCCATGAGGCTCGGGCATCAGCCCCTCAATTCCTGCATAATGGAAAACCTATCGAGGTGCAAGACATAAAATATTTACGGGTATGGGGACATGGGGCGGACTTTGATCCTGTGCTATTGCAACAGGCCTTCCGTCTGTTTAAGGGTAGCGAGATTTCCCGCCCTTGGGGTCACCGGATGGCCCGTGATACCCGCACTGTTTTTGACCAGGTATGGCCCCAACTCGGAGGGCAGTACCCACACAATACCCTACTTCCGGGTACAAACCACCTTCGACATATTGCGTGGGTAGACGCATGGCGACAAGCCCATGCAGTGTGTTGTGCTTACCACCAACTAGGGCTGACAAATCAAGAATGCCCCTGTGACCGCCAAGCCGACTGTTTGGACGTAAACGAGGAATCTCATGGAAACACAAACAACCAAACCTAGACTACCTTCCCGAAACGACGGTCGGTATTATATTCAGCAATGGGACGCTGGACACGCTGTTATCGACAAGGATAGGGGAGAGACAGAACCGGTCCTTATTACCGACAGTTACGAAAGAGCCTGTGATTTCATTGAAGGGCTTTGGGGAGAACAAGATGCAGAGGAGGAACCGACGGATGGACCTTAAGGAGATGCGCGAATTTTGGCACGCAAAGAACCCTTCCAGACCTTTGCGTGCCCCCAAACCCGAGGATATTCCTCAACCAAAGAAACCTGATAGAGGGTCGCTCCTGGTCCACAGTCGGCACCTATGTGGATGTGACATGGGCAGACCTTGCGAAACAGTGTGACCATGGCTGAATGTGTTTTCCCTGATGAAGGCGTAACATTGGTACCGACCCTTGAGGAGTATATTATCCAAGAGGGTTACGTTGATGGTACCTGTTTTCCCAACACGTTTTTCGTAAACATCCTGTGCTGTGCTCAACACTACATTGCCGACATGGAAGACTGGATGGAAGCTCATACTAATGGGGAGCCTGTGGGTACGAAAGCGTTTGGGGGCCTCAAGGGAATGTGGGTGACAGGATGGACAGGAAAACAAGCGTCCGGTGATATGAATTTTCGCCGGTATGCCATCCGGTATGCGGGTCCTTCTGGGGACCCATGGGAGTTCAATTCATTTGTAGTATAAGGGGCCGAGTATGTTTGCAAAGAGAATGGTGGAAAGGGCACAAGAGATTGACAGCCGGGTAATCATAGGTCTGGATCCAGATCTGTCCAAGATGCCGCCAGAAGTACAAAAAGAAGCCCAAGAAAATGGAGTAGGGCTTTCCTCTGTCATTGGGTCCTATCTTCGGCAGGTTATTGAAGCCACCCGCCAACACGCGGTGGCGTTCAAGCCTCAAGCTGCTTTCTACGAACAATTCCAACGGGATGGTCTGGAGGTCTTGGAATACGTGATCGAAAGCCTCCGGGAACTTGGTCAGATTGTCATCTTGGACGCCAAGCGGAATGACATTGGCAACACCGCAGCCGCTTATGGAAGAGCTTGGTTAAACTCCCGGTCAACTCATGGTTTTCCCAACCCTTGGATGGTTGATGCAATTACAGTAGCACCTTACATGGGCAAGGATTCTGTTCTTCCTTTCCTGGACGCCAACAGGGATGCTGGAGTGTCCCTCCTCTGTCGGACCTCCAACTCTGGGGCCGATGACTTTCAGGACTTTTCTGACAACATGGGTGGGTGTTTATATGAAAGGGTGGCAGAAAAAGCACATGACTGGGGGAAGGACTATCGACCCCTCCATTGTAAATACTCCAATCTTGGGCTTGTTGTAGGGGCCACCAAAGACATACGAGAGGTGCGATCGATCCGGCAGTTTAATAAACGGGCTTTGTTCTTGATGCCTGGTATTGGTGTTCAAGGAGGATCGATCGAAACGATCGTAGCTGGGGCAGGACCTGACTTACTAGGCGCCTATGCGGCAGCGTCACGGTCGGTATTGTATCCAAAGAGAAGGACTAAAGAGGAACAAGCGTTGTGGGACGGAGAGAACTGGCCAGAGTTTATCCGTCTTCGGTGTGAAGAGGAAGCTCGTCTGTTGAAGGAAGCCATCCAAAAGCGGTTCGCACTTGAAAGGTGGCGGAACAACTTAAAGAGCAAGGATATCGTGGTACACAACGGGCAACAAGAAGTGCTGGAAGGAGTTTACACCTCTCAGGATACCTTGATGGGCAGGATCCGCAAGTCAGGAGCCAAGGTCATCAATGTCCCAGTGTCAGAGTTTAATCCAGTTTCACAAGGTTAACTGTAAATAAACCCTGAGCGTTCACCCAACTATTACCAGAAGGAGAAGTACTATGGCCGATGAGCCGAAGACCGAAACACCCCAACCCCCTGCGCCCACAGTAACTGCCCTGCCCGGAGAGAACGGGATCCAGCCGCCAGAGCCGATGGGAGCACGCCCACAAGGCCCCACGATTACCATGCCCATCGTCGAGCTGGCGGAAGCCTTGACCACCGCTTATGTTGACGGATTCAACTCAGCCGCGGCAGGCGTTACCTTAATCAGCCGGAAGTTCAACCGCGAACAGCATAAGCAAGCCACGATCGTGCGAATTGCCAAAGCGGTCGGCGCCATCAAAGAGCCGGTTAAGGAAGCCCCTCCAGAGGGCCAGCCTGCCACTGACGCTCCGGCTGAGGCCAATGCCGAGGCAAAACCCCCGCAACAGGAATAAAATCATCTGGGCGTTTCAACTCACCTTTATGTTCCCAACGGACAAGGGCTTCGACTGCTTCTACCTTGTTGGCCCCCAGGTTTATTTTAGGTTGGTATACCAGATAAAACTCACCTTTTTCCAGACCTTCACGGACGGAGGCTTCTATTTCAACACGACGGCAAGCTTTCTCTTGCATTTCTGGATGATAAAAGTGGAAGGTACCACGTCCAGCATTCTTGGATTCATACATTGCACTGTCGGCACTCTTGAGCAGGTCTTCTTGGAGTTCTGCGTCGTCTGGGTAGACTGAGATACCGATTGAACAGGAGATGAAAATGTTCTGCCCACACAGCTGGAAGGGTAACGTTAACTGTTCCAGAATCTTACGGGCAACCAACTCAACATAACAGGGATGGGTGATACCTGTCAGGATAGTAGTGAATTCATCCCCTCCAAGACGGGCTACAGTATCCGACTGCCGCACGCAACTCTTGATACGGATGGCTACCTCCCGCAGCAAGTCATCCCCTGCGTCGTGTCCGAGAGTGTCATTCACCCACTTGAAACGATCCAGGTCAATAAACATTAACACAACCTGTTCTCTGTGCCTCTTGGCGGCATACATAGACTGTGACAAACGGTCCAAAAATAGGCTGCGGTTGGGTAACCCTGTCAGTTTGTCCCTCTCTACCTGGAGTTTTAGCTGGTGTTCCAAATACCTCCGTTTGATTAAACACGCGACTGTCGAAGCTACCACGCCAAGGAAATCCTGTTCTTCCTTATTCACAGGATGCCCTTCTTCCAGATATAGGTTAAGTACTCCCAAGAGCTTATCAGCATCCATGATGGGCACTACATAATGCCCATGAGGAACCATGCCCTCGAATGTAAAGTCATGTTGGTGGTCCACTTTATCGGCGAAGAGGAGGCTCTGTGATTGCAGTACTCTACCACACAGACAATCCCCTAGTTTTATAACCGCGCATTGTACCTTCTGCTCTTCCAGGAACCCTTGCTGTGCCATCAAGTGTAGGTGACCTGACTGTTCGTCTACCAGGAACACTCCTCCTTTTGGCACCAGTTTAAACCAAGGTATGTCCAGGATGATCTTTAAAAACTCTTGTAACTGGGATTTCAAAGGCATCTGGTCAAGCGAGGTCAACAACAGACGGTTAAGTACCATCACCGAGTTAAATTTTTGTTGGTTAGAAATATTAGGCTCCTGTTGCATAAACCAAGCGGCGGATGGTGTCACCCCACAATCTTGTACGGCTGGTTTTTCTGTTAACATTCATCTATCACGACCCCCCAACACCTGTTCCTGGCGTAGGAGACGGTCGAGCCTCCTTTGGTTGTACTTGAGTAATCTGTGGTCATTGTCATTAGCCTCACCTCTCTGTACACGGTCTTCCAAATACTCAATATAACCAGTCACACTCTCAATTTTATACGCCAGGAGTTCTCGCTCGACCGCGAGAATACGGGATGCCACACCTGCCTCGATAACCTGACGCTCTTCTGCCAAGGCTTCTTTGGTCACGATGTTATTGGCAACCCACCAAACCCCACCTACCAAGGGTATAATCACAGATAAAACAGCACTTACCTTTTGCCAGCCAAACTTCCTGTCCAGTTTCTCACGCACCTCTTTATCCACCAGCTCTTCCACATCCACATCGTTGTCACCCACGGTACTATCCTCCTCTTTACCCCCTAGAAAGGGACATAAATAGCCGGTATTTAAAATATTCTGGCCGTTAAATCTATGACAGCGACAGACACTCCGAGCACTACGGCCAGAATCAAAAATTGAAAAAGCACTAGGGCCGCATCAACCAAGCGGTCCCTCCAATTACGCGGTGGGTCCTCCAGGTTTTTCATTTTGTTTATCTGCCGAGCCGGATCTCTTTGTGAATCCCTTCAACATTGTGCTGGCGTTGACATAAAAGGCAAATAAAGGAGCGGCGAAACCAACAACAGCCGCCACTACCCCAGCTTGCTGTGTGCTGATATCGGGCAACCCTTTTGCCCACGTAATGGTATCGTACACCAGCCACATGTATCCAAAGATTACAACACGCGGTACGATACGCAATCGATCAAAGAAGTACCCAATGAGGTCAATGTTGACCTTCACAAGGTACTCGACGTTCTCTACGTTAAACGGGTTAGTCATAGTTAAACTCCAATTGGAACGTACATGCGCCGCACTCCTTATGGATGCCAAAGTATTCCACCTCGGTAGAGTACCGCCTAGTTTTCTTGGTAGGGGTAGGCCCACCTTTCGACGTCTCCAGGTACCTTATTTGACGATGGGGTTCATCAGTATCCCAGATACAAAGGTCGAATATGTATACTGCATTTGTTTTTTGGACGGCCCGCATTAGTGCCCGTGAGAGGAACCTCAATAGATGGGCGTTGGCCTCGATGGAACTACATTTAGAGAGGGCGTTGGCAATATCGTTAATATAGAGTTGCATTGGAGTCACTCCTCGGTTTTCAGTACATGACACTCACCTCCTCATGCTCGCGCCCAACCACACTTAACCATCCCACTCCTTCTCAATTTCATTGAAAAACTTCTTCCGTTCCTCGACACTCAAATCCGCGGGACTGGAGGCATCCCACTCATCCAATTTTTTGTTGAAAAACGCCTGGTATTCCCTTTGCTTATCACTCTGGGCACAGACACTAGGCGTTCGTGTGGCAAGTTCTTTAATCATGGTATCCTCTTTGGTATACTCCGCGATCTGTTCCCACAATAAAACGTAGGCAGGCCTACCTACGCGATCATGAAAACTTGGTGGTGGGGCGAGCGGTCAGTCCGAATCCCCAACCCCAGAGTCCCGGAAACTCGATAGGGCGGATAACACCACACTTGCAGCCCTTATACAACTACCTTCTGAAGTTACTCCACTGAAAGTAAGCTAGAGTCCTCCTGGATAGCACTGTAAAACGCGGGAGAACTTACAGCACTGGTTTCAAAACCTTGGACCCCATGTACCTGCCGATACACCAGCCTGTTACCTTTCTTGTAGAAATCAACAGGCCGGTTGGCAGATATATGACTACAATGCCCCAGTTCCTTCCCACAGTAGGAACAACTGTACTGGTCTACGTAGGCACCCATGGAATAACTGTTCATCTGCCCACTAAGGATATCCTTCACCAGGTCAGGATCCTTAGTGCGGTCAAACGCCAAGAGCTCCAGGAACTTCCAGACCTTTCCTTGACCGAACTCCGGCATCTTACGGAGGTAGGTATCGGCGATAACACCACGGGCTTTTGACAGAACAGTGTTCTTATGTTCAACAAAACATGGTTTCCCTTTAAACGTCTTGAACGCCTGCATCCCTGCTTCAGGGTTGAACGCTACCATTGATGCCAGCGGGAACGCCACACCATTCCTGTTTGGTAAGTCTGTTGGAATCGTAATAACCGGCACCATCACAAAGTCCTCGAGGTTGTCAGAGATCTCGTAGGTTTTGCTGGCAAAAGGTAACCATTGGCTGATGTCTAGCGAGGTATCTCCGCTTTCCATTCCAAGGACCTCATTCCGCATTACGACCCTGCCCGAGGCTAAGGTCACATCTTTTCGTTTGACCGCCTGGTGGACCTCCAGAGGGTTGCAAAGGGCTCTTCCACCGAGATCATAGTTGGCTGTCTTGTTCACAGGACGCCGACCTGGCAAAAATTGTGTCATGACACGTCTCCATAGGGATTCCGACGACCAATAAAACGCTGTGCCATTCGTTGTCGGCGTTTGTTGTTGGGTTCCTTGGCAATCTCACGGACCGCCTTGATTATCTTATCATTGATGGCTTTGTTGGCACGTGTTTGGTTGAACACGTGCCGTTTCTTGCCAGCTTTGTCGGTCGTAGACAACTCTGCGAGGTCTCCGAAATCCCTGTCCGTAAGGGTCTGGCGTTTGATAGACCGCAGACCAGAGAAGGAAAAATCATCGTCGTCCTCGTCATCACCTCCACCTTTAAGTTCCTTGATTCGGTCCTTAATCTCCGCGTCTTCCTCAAGGTCACTCATCAGGCTGTCAACAGATAGACCACCGGCAGCAGCCCACATCCGCAGAGGGACCGGCACTCCCTTCTCGGTCAGGGTCTCCAATACTGTCAGGTACTCGGTGTCCGCCTCAGGCCGAAGGGCTTTATGCCAGTGCATGGTTGGAATAACCAGTTTACTGGTATCAGCCGTATCCCACTGTACCATGTCGGTTGTCAACATAGGAGTTGTCCGACGGGCCGCCGACTCCTCAGGTGTCCTGTGTCGATAGTAAGGGTTAGGCTTTGGAGCATCCTCTTCCTTCTCAAAGCCATTGATAACCGAGATCAATGGAAACAGCTTGTTGTAAAACACCCTGTGGGTGGTCATGTCACGGAACGCCCGCATGTGTTCAATAAACACTGACAACGCTACTTCCATCGTTCCATACGACATGTCTCCACTGTTATGTACCACGATACCGTTAGACACAAAGGCAGGTGCCACTTTGTGTTCCATGGTCAGGTCATACAAATGGGAAGTTCCAGCTGGTTTTACCTCCTGTACCGGGTCAAAGAAGTACTGGAGTTCAGACAAGCGCACCAATCGTCTGACAACTACAGGATCAATTTGTTCCAGGATATCCAATAAATCGGAGTATAGACCTTTCTCAAAGTTAGAGTAGGGCAGGACTCCATCTCGATGTTTACCCTTCCCAACCGTTGATCCCAAGTATTTTGAGGTGCGGTGACCAAAGCCTTCAATTAAAACTGGTTGGCCTTCCGCATTTTCAAACCACTCACCAACATTGGTTTCTCTGCGGATCCAACGGGATGCCAAGAAGTTTCGGATAGGTGGTATAGGTACCCCGAATGTACGTCCTTGTAAATCCGCTTCACGTACATCGTACTGGTTTTTTTCAGTATGGGCCAACCAAGGACGTAGACGCCTGTAAAATTTGTTCCCAAAATACCGAATAACACTTAACCATTTGGGGTGGTCAGTCATCCGAAAGCTGGGTACCCCGAGGTCCGCCAATAGTATCTGCATTTGGTCCAACAATTGGCCACTACTACTGCAAAAACGCAGAGCCACAGTATCTTTCCTTTGGGCAACAGAGCCATCACCGTCAAGAAAAGCGGCAATGAAAGCCAATCGGCATTCCGTCGGGGCCTGAAGGATGGACCAAGGTACTACTCTGTAGGCAGACGGATTGTTCACCTCGGATTTCCGTTTCTGTACGACCCCGAGTTCCTTCAACCAATGTACGACCTTTACCTCCTCGAAGGACATCTTGTAAACATCCGAATTGGAGGTACCCGTCACACCCTTAATGTTATACCTACGACCTTTCGGGCTACTTAAGGTCCGTTCAGGAACCACACCAAAAACAGAGGTAAAAGCCTCTTGGTATCGGTCAAGGACTCCCAGATTCGAATTCGTGATCGAAACCACGTTTTTCTTCTTAAGTGTGCCCTCAGACACGATAAGTCCTAACACATAGGCCAAATCGGGTGTCATTTCTGTCGGTTTGGTTGCAGCTTTTTGGGACCAACCTCCTTTAACCGGATAATCTGTGAGGTTCAGCCTCAGGGGTTCCGTCGCCTCCTGCCCCTGTGTGTCAATGCACAGGTAATCGGATTTTTGAAGGCGCTTCACAGGAACCCATTCCGGACGTAGGTCTTGTCCCAAAGTCAGTACCTCATGCTTCTTTGTTGTTGTGACATTATACCCGGATTGTGTAGTGGTTTTGACAACAGGTGATTTACCCCGGTACCACCAATGAATGGCTTTTGCAAACTCTCCAGAACGCCCCTTGACCAACAAATCTGTGGTGTACCCTTGGTCTTTACGTAGGCCCCTACGATCATACAATTGGTCAATAG